CCGAGCTTGAAAGAGCAGGCGCTGGAGACACTCAAGTATCCAAAAGATCTATGGAGTGAATTAGAGGTAGATACCATCCGCCTCGCCCTGGAGGCCCTGCCCAATGACTGACCCGACCCCCACCGACTGGCGAGCGCTGTGCGCCCGCATGGCTGATGAGCTGGATCATTACCGCCAGCTCCTAATGGATGATCGCCGCGAGACTCATGCGCTGGCGTCTGAAGCCCGCGCCGCCCTGGCCCAGCCCGAGCCGCAAGGGCCGACGGATAAGGAGCTTGGCGAGACATATCGCGTTGCGTATTACGCCTGTAAAAACCGTCAGGGTCCTGCCGCACAGGTATTTGGGCTGCGTGCCGTCCTTGCCAAATGGGGCCGCCCCGCCATCGAGCCGGTGCCGCAGCAGCAGGAGGCTGAGTGATGGCTGAGCTATCGAAAGAGGCGCAGGCCGTGCTGGATGCCTACCGCTCATCACACCTGAGCATCAACAACCTCGCCGCCGCCCTCCGCGCTGCAGCGGCCATCCCCAGCGCGTCTGCACCCGTGCCTTTCGCCCATAAGCTCCTCGCCATCGCCGACGAGCTGGAGGGCTGAGCACCTGTCAGCGAGAAGGTTGCGAGTTGAACCTGTAAATTCTGTGAAAACCTTGCGCATATGTGCGCGACACGCTACCCTGTCTGCGGGTGACTCCTAGCAAAGATGCCCCTCTGCTCAGAGGGGTATTTTTCTTCACTCACATCCACTCTGTTTGTAACTAACCCAAATGACCACTCACTATCTGCTTGCTTGTTCAATCTCTGCAGATGTCCGACAGTCAGTTCAGATCAAGTTCGACGATCTCAAACTACCTAAGTCTGTTATCGAAACTCTTGAAGAGAACAACACAGTCAGCCTTCGACCGAATCTTTCAAACTCTCTCAAAGCAGAGCTTGATGCACTTCGTGTCATGCAGCGTGAACTGTATGACAGCTATTGCATTCACTACGGCGATTCTCATTTTGTCACTTCTAACTATTTTGAGTGCGCTAACGATCTGATCAAAACCATTCGCACTGCGGCTGAACAAGCTAACGAGCGCCTGAAAGATCTTTGGAAAGGTGAATACGATGCATGGGCTCAAACAGCAGACGCCATCCTTCGCCCACTTTTCGAAGACAGCGACGAATTCAAGCTCGCGCATGAAGCGTATCTGAGAATCTTCCCCACGCGGCAGGAATACCGTGCTCCAATTCGAGTGTCGGTGTTGGGCCCTCTCCCTGTCTCAATGGAGCGTGTGGAGAAGCCGATTGATGGCGACCTGGCGGCGTTGATGGCTTACGAGAATCAAATCAACACACAACAGGTTTTAGAAGCAGCAAGAAACAATGCTGCAGATAAAGCACTAACTATTAGCGCTGAGCTGCTAGATGATCTGGATGTACGCATCGCTAGCAAAGTCGGACGGCAGCAAACTGGCGGCAACAAGAAACGCGGATCGTGGCAGCTAACTGCAGAGAAACTGAAACTCATCAGTGATTCTGTTCCCGGCTTCGACCATCTTTCCGCTCTTGCCGCGCGGCTGCTTGACGCGGGTAATGACATCCAAGCAAATGATCGGAGTGTCCGTCAGAAAGGTACAGATGAGTTCGTAGCAGTTCAAGAAGAGATTCGCACAGAACTTGAAGCGATCTGCAACAAGCGAGATGAATCTAAAGGTCTCGAAAAACTCAAGCAATCTTTGGCTCTCTCTTCCCAATACAAATCTCTGTGTGACCGCATTAAGTCTGCTGAGAACCCGTCAGCGCTAAACCTTCTCGTTAAGGATGCAAACCTTGAACTTGACGTATATGTACAGCGATCCAAGCAACTCAAAAAACTTATCAACCAGCGCAAGGAACTTATCGGAGCTGCCGGTGAAAACTTAGACGAACTCTTGTCAGAGTTTGTAGCTGTGGAACCTTCGGCTGAAGAGTTTGAGGATTCGGATAACGATACGGAGGTTGATTTCTAATGCACCGCGTAGTTCACGTCATCGAATCTAAAGAGGGCTATCTATGTGACATCGAAAAATACACTTCAGACATATGCGCTGCAGTACTTTTCGAAAATCACGATAGCGCTACTAAAAAGCTGAAGATGATTCGCGACAAACTCTCCCGAGCCTGTTGGGTAAAGGCTACTTACTTAAAGTTTCCGCACCCTACAGGGATCTCCTGACTCACGTAAAACACATTCGACCCAAACTAATGAAAGATCAACTCTTCCAAAAGCTTCAGAACTTTCGCGGAGCACTGAACGCGAGCAGTCTCGAACGCGAGCATGTTATTGATGGTCTGCTTTCATCGCTTCTCAGCAAGCAGAATGCGTTTCTGCTGGGAGTTCCCGGCACCGGCAAATCTGATCTGGTGCGCAGTGTATGTGCAGGAATCACAGGATCTAATTACTTCGGGTATCTATTGACTCCCACGACAGATCCTTCGGAAGTCTTCGGACCGGTAGCCGTAACCAAACTGCTCAACGATGAGTACAGCCGCGATGTAGACGGCTACTTGCCTACAGCACACATTGGATTCTTGGACGAACTCTTCCGGGGATCTTCCGCGATCTTGAACTCTCTCCTAACTCTCCTCAACGAACGCACCTTCAACAACGGTAAGGAGAACATTCAGACTCCGATTCAATCAATCATTGCCGCCACAAACAGTTGGCCAGAGGAAGAATCACTTCAGGCATTTGCTGATCGATTCCTCTTCCGGCCAACTGTAGATCTGTTGCGCAAGCCGGTGTCGAAGCGGAGGTTGGATCAGTGGGGTTTAGGTCTAACGAAACGACCCGACGTAGGTCAGCACCTGACACTAGAAGACTTGTCCGAATTGCAGGCTGAAGCAAGCACTGTAAAAGTCTCAGAAGACTTTCTAGATAAGTTCAATTCTGTGTGGGAGATGCTCCAAACACGAGCCATCACAATCAGCGACCGTCGCCGCATACAGATTCTCAAGTTCCTTAAAGCTTGGGCAATCGTACAGGGTGATGACGAACTGTACGCAGAGCATATGCACGGCAGTCTGATTCACATCGTCTACCAAACGGCTGAGGATCAGAATGTTATTCGCGAGGTTCTGGAGCAGGAGATTCCCACGGCGGACAAAGTGTTCTCGGACGCTAAACGAGCTGCTGCTGGAATCATGGCTGAGTACAGCTCGCACAGTCACCGTTACAAATCCAAAGGGCTCAGCGAACTTAATGAGTTTGTTGTACTGCTGCGTAAATACGCAAAGGATATGACAACGGTACGCGATAAGGTATCCGAGCTGCTCGATGGTTCTAAACTTCGCATGTCAGCAAACACTCGTGCTGCCGGAGTTAAGCTTCAACAAAACCTACAGAATCATTGCGACACCTTAGCTAGAGCCATCAGCGACATTAGTAAGTAAACCAACAAAGATCATGAACTTCGAAACCCAGTCTGAATTTGTTCGGCTCGTAAACAACGAGCCTTTGACACTTGCTTGCTCACCTCTGGCCGACTTTCTCTGGGATGACTTCATCCGCGAGACTAGGCCGATCGTCAAGTATCTGATTGATCACTACAACATCAAACAACTGTCTAGGTTTGGTAAGGAACTGTATGACCGCTTGTACAACGCTGATAACGTTAAGTGGCTGGTGAGCGAAGATGCTTACGAAACTTACTTCCGTAAGATGTGCGATGGCGACAAAGCTGCTCTACCGGAAGGATACAAGCCAGAGAACGGAGTCTGGTACGCGATCATGGCTGATCTTGGCCAAGCTGCCGGATGGTCTGATCTCCTGCAACGTTGCGTGGGAGATCAATTCAACGCTGGTAACAACGCGATCAACATACTGAATCGCCTGGCAGACGTTATCCAAGAGGCCATCGAACAAAACTCGTTCGACGTACAGCTGCTGACAGGAGCTGGAGAGAAGCTTGAGGAGCTGCGGCAACAGTACAAAGATGCTGTGGCCAAAGGCGATAAAGCTGCAGCAGACATGGCGCGAAAGGAAGGTAAGGCTCTTAATCAAGCGCTCAGCGATGCAGTCCAGCAAGCTGCTGAGAAAATTCAATCGCAATCAAACCAGATTGTGGATGAAGTCCTGAAGGATAGCGACAGCCTCAATGAAGCTATGTCTAACCTCCACGGGGTTGAGCCAGGCGAGGGGAGGCACGGCACAGACCTACAGGCTAAGCGGGACCTGGCGCAGCGTCTGAAGGGCAATAAGAAGCTCCGGGAGCTTACAACTAAGTTGGGGGCATTGCGCAGGGTATGGGCTCAGCGCAAACGGGAGAAGAAAACAGCAGCGACCTACGAAGCTGTTACCGGCGCAACCTTCAGCAACGATGTAACTAAAGCTTTTCCGGTTGAGATTGCTTTAGCGGCTTCGCCGCAGGGCCGAGCATTATTTGCTATGAAGTTTGCACAAAAAACTATCTTAACTAAAGACTACACAGCAAACACAAAACAACTAGGCAAAGGGCCAGTTGTTATGTACATCGACGTATCAGGCTCTATGGGTGGAGAACCTGAACTGTGGAGCAAGGCTATTGCTTTTGTGATTGCGGAAGAAGCTTTGAAAGAAAACCGCAAGGTTTACATCAACCTTTTCGACACCCGAATCGATCAAACAGTAGAGCTGAAACCCAAAACACCTAACACCAAAACTCTGCTGGATTTCGTAGGGACGTGGACTCTTGGCGGAGGCACTAGCTTCAACGCCGTTATTGCCCACGCTCTGGATCACGGGTGCAAAGATCCGCGAGCTGATGTCCTGATGATTACTGACGGTCACTCAGACGTTACGGAAATCCTTAAGCGCAGACTCGATGTGTTCAAGAAACAAACAGGTATGCAGTGGTCTACCGTGTGCATCAATAGCGACGTACCAGATGTCTGTAAAACGTTTAGCGATGAGATGTACTCGGTAAACGTTTACAACACGGAGAGCACTATAGATGCCATTCAGAAATGTTTGCGTTAACGTTACGCCATGGAAGATTCCCCTATCGAGGAAATTCTGCGTCTCAAAGAGCAGTATTGTGTTCCGCAACAGAAGCCGAAGAGCATCGACGAAACACAACCACGGAAGTCCATGATCGGAAGCGTGTGGGTCGATTCTGTGAACGGCACGATATGGATTTGTAATGGAGTTATTGAGGGGGCAGCTGTATGGCAAAAACTCGGGAACAAGTCCTAAAGGAAGCTGCAGACACGTTTGCTCCTTTGCTGGAGTATTACGCGTTAGCTGTCGCCACGGAATCGCAGCTCTGTACGTGGATACGGGAGCACGTACACGAAAGACTGACGGGAGGAAGATCGGATGATTACACGGATAGCATGATGCTTGGCGAAGCGTCGATCTTTTTCATAAACGACCCGTGCATGTTTTGCGTCCACGTCGAATCCGGAATGGGTTGTTACGAGGATGTTTGTTTCCCGCTAACCACATTCATCTCTAAGGAATACGGAGTGCCTATTAACAACACATTCTTAAAATCTGTTCTGATTAGTTACTTAGACACCATAGAGCTGGCAGAAAATATAACTACCGAGATTTGTGACTGGATTGCCAAAGTTGGTTCCTATGATCCGAAATCTTAAGAAAAATTAAACGCCCTTGTATAGTAGCCTCCGTCTTCCTAGTCTTGCGCTGTTCAGGTCACATGGACATGACTTTTCAATTCCTTCTCGACAACACGCCAATCAAGCAGGCAGAGGCGGAAGCATTGTTGGCGGCCACAGACGGATCGGCTGATGGCTCTGTGAAAATCGAGCTAAGCAAGCTAATCGATCTCGGCAGGCTGGATAGTCAGCGGCTGTTCGAGCTGTCCATCAAGAATCAAAACCAAGAGCTGGCTTCGCTGGCTTGGAAGATCTCTGTTCAAAACTCCGCAGCAAACCCAGCGCCCCGAAAGCGAGCTGCATCTAAGCCCGTTGAGCGCACTGGAGCACACACCAAGATGGTGTCCAGCAGCTCCTCAATCGATGAGCTTATCGACAAGCTGCACGCGCACAACAGCTACTGGTCCGGAGGTGCGGCTCTCTTACTGGCAGAGAGCAGCAAAGGCGAGTGGGTGACCATACGCGAAATTGCGACAACGTACGTCAACCATGTCTGGCGGGAAACAGATGCACGCGATCAGTGCGTGGCTTTCCGGGGATTCATGCGAAACAGTGACGCCACCGCTTGGGAGCCTCAAGACCAGGGCCCGACTGTAGAGCGGCGTCATTCCTACCACGTGAGCCCGCTGTATATCGGGTTGCGGGAAGGACTGCTGTGGTGCCGTAACCACGGGCTGATGGAGCAGAAGCACGGTCTGTCTGTGGGCAGCCATCGAGCAGCAACATCCCAGAAGGCTGCTCATATGCAGCGGGTCTACTATCGGCTGCGAGCTTCGGAGAAAGGAAAGGAAATGGTCCGCGCCTGGGGAGATATCTATGACTATGTGGATAACATCTTCACCAACCGCAGCGTCTGAGCTGTAAACGTCCTATCATCAAGCCCCAGGAAGCTGGGGCTTTTTTTTTCGCCCCAAACCCCATGAAAATTGAGTTCATCACAGATAATCAGAACGCTTCAAAAGCAATTAAAAACCTTCAGGAATACCCTAAGTTATGCGCTGACACAGAAACAACAGGACTGCAGGCCACTGTTGCGAAGATACGTTTACTGCAGTTGTGCGATGCGTCGCCTTCTGAAACAAACAGAACGGTTTACGTATTCGATCTGTTCAAAACCACGGTGGTTCCGGAGTTAAAAACCCTTATTGAAACTAGGGAAATGCTGGTGGGCCACAACCTGGGGTTCGACTTGCAGTTTTTCTTCTCCATGGGCATCGATTTCAGAAACAAGATATTTGATACCTATTTAGCTGAACGAGTTCTGAGGGCTGGTTTCCAGGAGAAGCGGATGTCTCCCAAGCTGAACAAGCCATACTTTGCGGATGTTTCTTGCTCACTTAAAGCTGTAGCGGAAAGGCGATTAGATCTGGAAGTCGACAAGGAACAAAGACTGACAGATTGGAGCGTAGATGAACTGACTCTGGAGCAAGTCGAATACGCTGCAAAAGACGTAGATATTCTGCCCGCTATAGCAGCAGATCAACTGAAAGAACTGAAAGAAGAAGAGTTAATCGGCATCTACAGCATCGAATCTAAGTGTGTACGGGCTGTGGCCAAGATGGCGTACACAGGATTCAATGTGGATATAGAGAAGTTAAAAACACTAAAATTAAAAATTGAAGCTGAACTTCTGGAGAAAACAACAGTATTTGTGGAGGAGCTAGATGCTCAACTACCTGAAGATCGGAAACTCCCACGCGGGGCTGATGGCCGCGTTCTTGTCGGAAAAAAAGCTACAAAGGAGTTCAACCCAGGCTCGACAGCCCAAGTAGCCGCCGCGTTTTCGCTATGCGGCATCGCTCTCCCGATAAACGAAGACACTAAGAAAGCTACACTAAATCAAATTTCATTAGCAGAATTCGATAGCGACGACAGCACACTGAATCTCTACAGAGAACGTGCAAAGATTGAGACAAGTCTAGAGCACATTAATAAACTTATTGATAACATCAACCCTATGACGCACAGGATTCATAGTTTTTACAACCAAGTAGGGGCGAACAGCGGACGTTTCACGTGCTCGGGGGCAACTAAAACAGCTAAAACGAAGAAAAAAACGACCTTTGGTGTGAACTTGCAGCAAGTTCCACGCTCGAAAGCGTTCCGGGAATGCTTCATAGCTAGCGAAGGTTACAAGCTTGTGATCGCGGATTACTCGCAAATGGAACTGAGACTGTTAGCAGAACTAGCGGATATCCCGCAGATGCAGGAAGCGTATAACATAGATCTGGATCTACATACGCTCACTGCGAGTTTAGTGAACGATTGCGATATCGATGCCGTCACAAAGCAGCAGAGACAGATGGCTAAAGGCGCAAATTTTGGCTTCATCTACGGAATCGGCTTTCGAAAGTTCAAAACATATGCTGCTGCATCGTTCGGTGTGCATTTAAGTTTGTCTGAGAGCAAGATCTTACATAGCAAGTTCCACAATGCGTACCCACGGTTGCGTCAATGGCACAGGCAAAGGGGATCTTTAGTGGAAGATGGGTGGTGCTTTACCAGAACTGCCTTAGGTCGCCGCCGTCTGCTTGCGTACGATGATGCCCGCATGACAATCGCAGCAAATACACTGATCCAAGGAACAGGTGCGGATATTCTCAAGATTGCAATAGGTGAACTGAGCGAACACCTAAACGATGACGTACGGTTAATTGCTGTGGTGCATGATGAATGCGTGCTGGAAGTGAGAGAGGGATTAGAAGAGCACTGGAAGACTAAGCTGACTGAGATTATGGTTAACGCGGGAGCTTCCGTCTTCAATAAGACTCGCTTAACAGCAGAGTCTGGCGTAGGCAACGATTGGTCAGCGAAGTAAAGTTCCGGAACACATAACCAGGCTATGGAACTCACTCGAATTTCTAAGAATCCCGAAAAGGAAGTGTTCACCGTTAAGGCTGGTGAGCACTACTTGGGATTCATCGTGGGGGACGAGGATCTCTACTTGATCCCCGAGATGTTCAAGTCACCTCTCGTGGCCAGTAATAAAGCTCGCTCGTTAAAGCGTATTCACAAAATCGAAGCAAACGTAAAAAAGAACACAAAGCTTGCAGTTAAGAGTAAAGTGCGACCAAAATGTGTCTTATATACCGAGACCGAAGTGGCCAAGCTAACCCATCTAAGATTCAGGGAAGCTTGGCTTATTTTGGCACCCCAAGGAGGATATGTAGAAAACGTAATGCAAAATAAAAAAGTTGTAGACTATACAAAAGATGTAAGTAAAGCTAGAGTATTTAAATCATATGAAGACGCTTCAGACTATGTAAAAACACTTGATATGGTAGTAAAAAAAGGGCACACATTAAGAAGGTACTTTGTGCAAACAAACAAGGACGATCTCGGTTAATATTTAACAAGCCAGGTTAGCCGTAAAAAAGATGCGCCGCCGATTTGCTGGAGAAGGAATTAGTTCCGCAGCAGCAGTGCCGGCAGACACTCTGGCTGCTGCAACTAATGCCTTGAAAGCGGCTCAAACATCTTTTAAAGGTTCTAGAGGTGGAAGGTTAGGTCAAGGATCTCAAGTAGAAAGAGAAGAAGCGACAATATCAAAAGCTGCAGGCAGCGAAAAAGTTACGGCAACTCCCGCTGCTGCTGTTCCCACGGGGGGAACTGACGTTTCTAGCCTGAGGAAAGCACTCGGGATCGAGGATTTATTAACAAGTTTGCGCGGGATGGGGGGAGCGCCGACAGCTGAACAACCTCAGTTTGAGATGCCTGAGTTTGAGATGCCTGCGTTTGATATACCAAAATTTGAAATGCCAGACTTTGAGAGTATGTTTGCCGACGCATTTTCTCGATACGCGCCGCAACAAAGTGGCGACACAGGAGTGGCTGCTCAAACAAGCGTAACAACTGGGGCAAAACCTAAAACCACTAAGGTTAGTGTGGGCGGCAAATCGTACAATCTTGCCAAAACTGGAGGTAGTGGTTTAGGTTCGCAAGACATTAAACAGCTTCAACAAAAAGGCTGGAGTCAATCCGAAATTAAAAAAGCGGCGGCCCAGGCGCCACGCGTGTCGGCTGGTGCCCAAAAACTTTTGGGAACTACAACAAAAGCTGCAGATAAATCCAACACTCCGTCAGCTAAAGCCCAGACTACAGCTAAAACTTTAACCAGCAGTGCAAGAGTGGCGGTCGCGCAAGCTGCGCCTAAAGTATCTTCCACATTTTTCCCATCTCCGGCAGCATCGCCTAAAGCATCTGCTCCAAGCAGCAGTGGCGGCGGCGGTGGTGGCGGTGGAGGCTCTAAAGGCGGCGGAGGCGGTGGAGGTAGTAGCAGTGGCGGCGGCGGTGGCGGTGGCGGCTCCAAAGGTGGTGGCGGTGGAGGTAGTAGCAGCGGCGGTGGTGGCGGTGGAGGCTCTAAAGGCGGCGGAGGCGGCGGAGGCGGCGGTAAAGGTGGCGGCAGTAAAAAGTAGTAGTATCTAATTGCCGGTTAAACAAACACCGTGACACATAAAACAAATAAAGCAAAACAAACAATAGAGCTGATCAAAGCGGCTCTACACTTATCCTCGAACAAGAAACCAGCACCAAAGCTGCCCGTATCATTTGAAGATGATTTCAAATTCCGACCAAACGACATCTATTGATCAGTACATACTCGAATTACATAAAGATAAAAAACGACTAAAGATAGCATTAAGAGCAAACGACAGCGGCCACGCTCAGGCTCAGGCTACGGATATCGCCAGGGCCTTGAACGCAGAGTCATATAATTTAGGTTATGGCGCATGTAAGATAACTGCATTATCTGAGCTGTTCGAAAACTTAGCTACGAATAACTACACACATGCTATCTGTGCTCCCTGGTCTGCACAGTTTACAAATGGGGTTCCGTGTAGTTACGCCCTCGGTTCTCGGCACTACATTCGAAATCTAATACTTAAATATCTAGACATCCCGAAAGACGGCCAGATCGCCAAGCCCAGCTGTAATTGTAAGAGCTGTATAAATCCGTATCATTTTGCGTACGCTAAAGAAAAAAGAGAAAAAATCTCTGGCGGCGACCTGAAACTCCTGCTAGCCTACCGACGCCAAGGCGTCGAGGTCACTCAGATTGCCAAAGCACTTAACGTTCACCGTTCAACCATTTACCGAAAACTGAGCAATGAATCTATTTCTGATGGGTCTGCGAGTAACTGCAACCGCGCAGGAAGATGAAGGACTTGTGAATGTGCTGGCGGAAAGCTTGCCTTCTAACGACAAACGAGTTGAAACTAAATTTCAGTTGCTTCAGCAAGCTTCACACTACGTAGGCAAGCTGCTTAAGGAACTGAAGGAAGGACAAACCATTCTTGCTATCGGGCCCACAAAACCGACAATCGACGGAGTGCTGAAAATGCAACCCATGTTGGTTGTCACTGAAGACAACTTCAGCGATCTGTTGGCCATCAACGTCTTTATGGCCACGGGGGGCCTGGGTCCGAAGGCAGATGAAGTTGAGCTAAGCGACACTACGGTTACAAATCGTTCACTTGCTTGGCAGGCGGAAGATAGCGAAACCGCGTGGTTCAAACTCACTGCCTGGGGCGAGCTGTCTAAACAGCTTTCGGAACTCGCACCAGGAACTCCGACTATCGCAGTAGGCAAAGTTTCCACTAGCGAGAAAGACGAAAAGAACTATCTCAACTACACAGTCGACAAAATTCTCTATCTTCCTAAGTCCACCAAAACAACTCCTAAGAAGGCTGTCGATCCTGAAAAAGGAAAGGTAGCCGCTGCCGCTATCGGTTCGATTGATTTCTCCCTCTGATTAGGTACAGATCCATGGTGTTTATTGCTGGCCAGTTTTCACAAGACGAAATCCTCTGTAACGTCCCGCCTCACACACTGCGCATTGATCTACAGGCTCGCCGCTGGAAATCAGACGTAGATCCCGACTCCGCGATCGTCGATCGAAACGACAACGGGATTCCGATTGAATTTGTCTTAGTGGGCTTCACACCCTTCTTCGGCAATTTAGGTATGCGAAACCAGGAAGAATTCCTGCGCATTGCGTACATTGGTGTGAGTCCTAATCATCGACTACTCCCCCCACGGTGTGTCACTACCTCGATGATTTCAGGTAAGTCGTCGCAGAAGAACTTCATTAGTTACTTCCAGACGCTGTACAACAACCGGATTAACTGTGCATCCGTAATCACAACAACCAAGTTTGTGACTCGCAGTTTCAACGAACGCGATCCTCTGACCGGTGCCGACGGTGCCAAGATCAACTTCAACGCACTGGAGTTTGCGGATCGCCCGACGGCAAATGATGAGGAACACAAGCTCATCGAAGACATCAACAGCTGGCTGACCGCTAAGGGAGGTAACTTGTGCGCCTCAGCACTCAAGTCTCACATTCCTGGGTCTGATTTGGTGGAGCTTCCACTCGGTTCAGACCACGCGGAAATCAAAGCGCTCTTTGCAGAGCAACGCGGTAACCCTCCTGAGCGGACTTTTGGTTCTACCTCAACTCCAAAAGTTCTCAAGTCAGCAGAAGCAGAACCTGCGGCAGCTACCGAACCCCCCGACCCCAAGAGTAAAAAAGCTGTGGAGCTGACTGCCGAGCAAGCAAAAACCCTGGGCATCGACTTCTAAGCTAAGGTTTAGGGGTAGCCAAGGTGAGAGCGGGTCAAACCGCTCTTTTTTTGTCACTTCTCAAGTTCTGTCGGATGAATTACGGTTTTGCCTACGGACAACAACTCTTCAAAACCAGGAAGGATGACGTTGTTACGAGCGCACCAAATCGAAAGCTTGTCAAACAAATTGCTTTTGATTTGGTACTGCTGAAAGACATCCGAAAAAATCTTACACATCTGGTCGCGGTTCATCTTGGAGAAGGCTTCCACGGCCTGCTTGTGCGTGAACTCCTGCTCCGTACTGACCCATTCCAGATTTAACATAATCTACAGAATGCACCCATGTCATATTAAGCAGAGATTGGTTGGCTCATCGAAATTTTTGGTTAAACTTTGACAGCCTTGGCCTGGCGATCTCATGACCGACACATTTTATAAAATTCCAAACGGCGTCACACACGCCCTTGTTAAGCACTCATTCATTACTGGATCTATTCTGGTCCCTTACGATCCGCTATCGGTCCTGAGTGATCAGCTTCGAAAGCATCGATTCAACGTTACGGAAAACAAGGACGAAGCAAACGTTGTGGACCCAGTGTGGTGGGTCGGACAGAAAGATAAAAAGTTTGATTGGGTTGTGGCGGCTACAACAGGTTTAGGAGACTATACAGAGTATATACTTGAATACGGCATTCAGGTTGCGACACAAGGCATAGCTGTACTTGATCGACTCTCGTTTATCGAGCCGGTAGCCAAGCGTAAAAGCTTCCTGCTAGCCAACAAGATCAGCAATATGATTGTGCTTAATCCCCGGCCTAAGTTTCGGACCATCGGCTCGACCCGAGATTCCGTAACCAGCTGCTGGTTTGTCTTCCAGAAACCCGAGCTGTGGCACGATGGGACCCAAATTACCTACGGTCTCGATTGGGACCGAGTTGATCCGCTGCCTCCACTCGAATGACTTTCACACGCCAGCAAAAGTTCGACAAGTTTCAGCGCGATGTACTGGATCAACTTGCCGCCACAAACGTTCTTCTCGAAAAAGTCGCTGCTCTCCTGGTCTCTAACCAACTCCTCCAGGAATGCGTCTCACCCGAAGGCGTTGCACGAGCTGCCTCAGAGTGCGCGGAGATTGTTACCGAATCTTATTGCGCAGGTCTATGCCTCGCCGAAGAACTGAGTGAGCGAAGCCGGGAATTTTCGTATCAAAAATCCGAATTCTTTATCGACTCAGAAGATGGTGAGGAGGACATGGAAGAAGATGATGAAGACGATGACGAGGATAACGGAGGATTGCCTCCTACTTTTCAAATGGCTTTCTAGTAAAGACGAGTAAACTGAAGGCTAATTGACACAAAAATGTGTCCCAAACACGCCTTACTCTAAACGGCCTCAGGCACTACAACTGCGCTGGTGTTCCTAAACCTCTTCCGTCAGTAACGAGTGTCTTATCTGCCACGCAGACGGAAGAGACTAGGAAAAAACTTGCACATTGGAATCTAATGAACCCCGGTGTAGCGGATAAAGCTGCAGAGAGGGGTAGTTGGATTCACAACGCTGTAGAGAATTACATACGCGGCATCGATGTTCATCCCCCCGATGAACTTATGCCGTACTGGACTGGGATGCCGACAAAGTTAGATGAATTATTTGAGGGAGGTAAGATCCTGTGGAGCGAGAAACCATACAACCAACCTCAGTGGTCTAAGTACGTCGGGGAAGACGGCGTAGGCAGAATTCATTATTACGACGAAAACACCGGTCACGGATACGCAGGATGCTGTGACGTTATCTATAGAGATAAGAACGGAGAAACAATCCTAGGGGACTTTAAAACCAGTGTGGGTCCATACTCAGCAAACTTCCCGAAAGCCAAAGATAACCTGCCGGAAAACATCCGAAAGGCATTAACAAGCGGTGTATTCAAGCTAAAGAAAACTCAGCTCCAACTTGCTGCGTATTCATTAGCGGCTGAGCGGTGTTTAAACATAAACATCGACAAAACACAGATCATTGTGTCGACACCTTTGCCCGAATACCCCGTTCAAATTTTTACATTTAGTCGAGCACAGTTGGAGAAACATATGGAACAGTGGACGCAAGTACTACGACAGTTTTACGAAAAACTGTAGAGGTTGTAGTTGCTGTTCTTAAGGGGCTCTTTCCCTGCCGCGCAACGGTTTTCGTGGCAGAATGACCGAACGCTTGGAGGCTATGGACTTTTTCTTTTCGCTTAATCAGGTAGTCTCCGAGCACGTCAACCCTGCGACAGGCAAGATTCCAGCAGGCGGCAACTTCTCAGCATTTAACAACAACTGGCTTCCTCAACACAAAGACATTGATTTCCTGGCTGATTCAGTAACCACGCAGCAGGCTGGTTTGTGCGCGTGGCATCTGGTCGAGGGACGACGTAGAGATGGGTGTACTGGCGCAATCAAAGCCGGTCTCATCATCATCGACATAGATAACCAGGCGGACGGTAAAGATAAAGACGGAAACAAAATTCAAAAGCAGGAACTAAACATTCCTCAGGCTATTGGCTTAGATATCTGTTCTAAGTATCTCAGCCTTGCTTACCTATCACCTTCTCACACCGTATCCTGGCCGCGCTTTCGGCTGGTCTTCGGTTTGGAAAAACCGATTGTCGATCCCGGTTTCTACCAGTGGTTTACCCGGTCAATTGCAAACCAGATCCCCGGTTCTGACCGAAGAGCTACGCAGGCCGTAAACCTGTTCTACGGCGGTAAAGGGATTGAGAGTCTGATATTCGTCAGCGATAACTATATACCTGCCGAGAAAATCGACGAAGCGTATGCTGTTTATTTAGCTTTACCAAAACCAGAAGAGGCGACTCGGGACGCTGATCGCTGTCTCGAAACCCGTGTGGCGCCTGAAGGGGTTGATCTAGAGCGCCTGGTCAGTGCCACGGTGCGGTCGATGCTGGACGGGGAGGAGGTAGAAGACCGCTCCTTTGCCCTGGCGATTGCGCTCAAGGAAATCATCGGGTGGAGCAACTGGCTAAACGGCGTGGGGCTGGCGACTCAGGAACCCCCCTTGACAACCGCACACCGTGTGTTCGAGAATGTCTACGAATACAGCCCGAGCCTCGATGGGAAATTCTTCCGCATCCTGAACAGCATCACCGACCCCGAAACGCTGCAACCCGCTGTGGTTATGGCGTCTGAGGACGGAGAGCTGGCTGCTTGGAAACGAGTCCGGGGTACGCACCGCGAAACGTTTGCCGAGCACTGCCCCGATCAGGTGAAAGCCGAAATCGCCGCAAAAAAGCCCAAACCCGTTAATTCGGTTCTGAGTTTCGATGAGCTGTCTCTGGAACCAGAGAATCCGCCCATCATCCAAACATCAACATCAACATCAACACCTTCGCCCCCGATGACTCCCACGCCTGCCACACCGGCACAGCTAGTCCAACTGCAGCAAGGCAACAGGCAGTTTTCCGAAAACGATGTCGCAGACATCATTGTAAATAACTACGGAAGTGAATTTCTGTTTGATTCGTCGTTAGATGAGTTCTTCACCTACGACGAGGATGAAGGAATTTGGTACGTTCAAGATGAGCAACACATCAAACGCAGGATCATAAAAACTCTGGATACGTTTGTATCCGCTGGTGTGATGCCGCGTTACAGCGCAGCAACAGTCGGATCCGTGTTCCAGCTGCTGAAAGGTAAGCTCCTTAAATCTGTACACGGCGGACGCACCTCAATCTGGAGCTGCGGTCGTGGAAGCATTCCCTTCAAGAACGGGGTTCTTGACGGAGAAACTCTGGAATTCACAGATGGCAACCAGAAAGATTTGTTTCTGCGTAGCAAGCTTGCTTTCCCTTACGACAAGTCAGCTGCTTGCCCTAACTTCCACGCGTGGTTGGATTCCTGTGTAGGCGCAGATAAAAAGATCGTAATCCGGGCATTCTGCCGCGCTCTCCTCACGGGCTACACAACAGGAGAAAGGTTCCTACACCTTGTGGGCCCTGGTGGTACAGGCAAATCGACGATGCAGCAGTTGTTGATTGCGCTCGCTGGATTCTCAGGCACGCACACCAGCAACCTAGAGACAATCGAGACAAACAAGTTTGAATGCTACAACTTGATCGGCAAGCGATTGCTGTTGCTGACAGACGAAGCTAACTTCAACAAACGACTGGACGTTCTGAAGAAAATTACATCAGCTTCAGACACGCTGCGAGCAGAGCGTAAGTACGGCAAGGAAGTCATTAACTTCAAACCCGAAGCTCTGGTCTGCATCGCATCTAACGAGCACATCAGCTCCTCCGACATCAGCAGCGGTCTGGAGAGGCGGCGTCTGACAATCATCATGGATAAGGTTGTGCCACCATCTCAGCGGCGGGACCTACTGAACATCTACCAAGATCGTCTGGAAGGCGACCTTGTGCCAGAACTTAGCGGTGTGGTGTCCTGGGCGTTGGAGATGCCATTTGACGAGATGCGTGATGTTCTGGCAAACCCCGTCAAGCACGTTCCGTCCCTGAACGCGACGAACCTCGAAGCTCTAATCTTCAACAACCCGTATGTTGCGTGGTTGGCTGAATGCACGATGTATGCACCTAATAGCCACGCGTTGATCGGAAGTGGCGCGTTCCGTCCGAACACAGATGAAGCGGAGCGAGGGATGTTTGTTAAAAACGCATATGGTGAGCTGTATGCCAGTTACGTTAACTTCTGCAAGTCCAACGGATACAAGCACTCGGCTAAGCCTCGGTTCATCGACCGTCTCAAAGAAACCGTCCGCAACGTACTGAGAGTGGAGGGTGTGGGGCCTAAATTCCTCAATGGCAAAGCCGTATTCACCGGACTACGATTGAAGCCGTACGACCCCTCCACAGATCGAGCGGCGGCCGGCGATAACCGGCTTCCCTCGCCAGTGGAGTGGGCCTCAAACCCTGATACATCTGTCTGGAAACCAGCTTTTGAAACTCATGACAAACTCCCCAATGAAACTTCTGTATAGCGGAATTGTAGTTTTTGGTAGTGTGCTGACTCTGACCGTAGCGGCCCTGGGCCCTAAGGAACTTCCTACTGCTGTTGCGGCTTCTGGTGGTCTGCTGGCAGGAGCCGCAGCTGCATCCGAAGCAGCACGGAAGCGCGAAAAGAAAGCGCTAGAGGGAATGAGAGTAGCTAAGTGTTTTACAAACATCTACAAGAACAACCGAGGAATCGTTGTGCCAGAGGAACTGGCTTTTGAAACCGAGGTCGATATTGAACGAATAAACGCTTTCTTATCCAAGCTTGCTCAGAGTCAAGGCGGCCAGCAAATTCCCACGGAGACTGGGGTGTTCTACCGCTTTCCGCACCCGGAGAGTGTTCTAGATCAGCTGACAGCTAACGCTACAGCGTGGGCACAGCAGCAAGCCGAAGGTTTTGCCGTAGAGAATGCTCAGCTGAAGCAGCAACTGCTCATGCTGCAAACGATGCTTACAAAAATGCAATCGATGCCCTCTGCGCCAGCTCCCCGAATCGCACAAAAAGAAAATCCGGAGGATGGCACGGATCCCTGGGAAAAACTGTTATGATAAAAGAACGCGCGTAAGGCGAATAAGAGCCGGGGCCATAAACCCCGGCTTTCGCTTATCTAGGTTCAGGTGCTGGGGAAAGCTTCCTGATAACGGAGACGCCGCGTAATGTCGGAAGGCGTCAGCCCAGTCAAACGGGTAGCCTCAAGATTGAGGCGCTGCCCAGCTAAACGAATAGGAAAATCGTTCCCTTGCATCACGCGAGGCCCCCGGCTTTTTTGGTTTTGGCTAACGACATTAGGTTATCCATCATGTTGTGGCTGCTAGCCGCGTAATCAGTAGGCATCACGCGGGTATTGAGGAAGTTTTGCTTAGCCGTCATAAGCAACTCCTGCTGCATCCTCAGGCGCTGGTCCGGAGCATTCTGAGCAGCAGACATCATGTACTGCTCTTGGCTCATGTCGTCCGCGCTGTCAGGAGCGGGAATGGCGCGTTGGTTATAACCCCCAGCACCAGTCACATAGTGGCTTTTTTTGATATTGCCTTCACCGTACTCTACAGGCTGCACAGGTGGGCGGACATACACGCCCCGATCATGCTCAAGCTGAGATGCCACGCGGGTAGCTGCGTCCAGCGTGCTGACCCTGCGTAGACTCAAGTCGGGCTCGCGGTTATACCCCATGAAACCAGGGGGAAACTTCAACTGAGCCCCAGCCTCCGGAGTTTTACCTGCGCCTACACCAGGGACAATTGCCATTACTGATCTCGCCGATTGGCGTGCTTGTCTCTCATTCTAATATTCGAAGCCGAATTATCTAACGGATTCTTATTTTTGTGATCTACTTCACGGGGATCACCTTTGTGCGTCTTGCCGTTTTTTTCCATAATCCGGCGAGCTTTGTTACGAGCGGCTCGACGTTTTATCTGTGCGTCAGTCCCGTGATAATCACGATATTCCTTGTCGTAATCGCGGTCCATCGGCACAGATGTTTTATCTAATCTACTCGGAAGCGCGGAAGCTCATAACGTAATCCACGTCAGACTCACCGCTCCAGGTCTCGCGGAACATCTCCGCAAGATCTCTCTGAAACCGCTGCCACAAACCTGTGTAGGTAAAATCTTCTGGAGTGTACATTTCATACAAGAACTCCAGAAAATCTGCTTTCTTCTGCTCGCTGGGTACGTCCCACGTGTCGAGGACTGCCTGCCAATCAAAACCTTCCGAGGTCATGTGCTTTTAAAAAATCCCGTGACACGCCTTCGATCAAGGCGAATCGATAACTTAGCATCCGCGCCATTTCGCGTGTGACTAGATCCCCTAAAGGTGAGTTTTCTTCATCCCAATTAAAGGTTTTCTCGCTGGCCCGCGCGTCGGCACACTTAGCGATGTTGTCCCAAGCAGCAGAGTTCATTTGGATGCCTTGATAGCCCAGCCAGTGCCGGGTCCTTCTACTAAAAAGCGAGGCCCAAGATTTTTCTTGGAGTACAACAAACCTTTACCGTTGCTGGAAATATAACTGCCGTTAACTAGATCAAGCTCGCCGAAAGGATCATTCACAACGTACTTGGTGTTGTCCTCATTTCTACCGATTATCACGATCCAATGGCCGCCGCCAGAGGGAGCGCTGACCGGACCGTGGTGAAGAATTCCAATAGGTACGGGAATTTGCCGTACAAGTTGGGAATCGATGTCAGTCCAATTGAAGTTTTGACGAAACTCCGAAGTAACTCCGTAATGCTGCAGAGCTTTAACTTGGATAGCTGCGTCAGTTGTATCGCCATAACGATACACAGTCTGAATATATTCGTCGTCTCCGGAAATGCTGTTCGGTTTTAAATACTTAAGAAGCATGGCGCAGCTGCTACTAAAGCACGTGCGCATGGGGTCAACTTTGTTGTCGCGTTGGCTGTAATAAGGGACCGGTAAAACTAAAGGTTCTGGGTGCTGGAAATCGGGTTCTGGCTCAGGCTTAGGGTCGTTGATGATCTTGAAATCAGCGGGCCACATCCACCACGTCTGCTCGGGCTGCGCCTCCAGAGTCAGCTTGTAGTGCTTCTCCCCAGGGACCATGGTGATGGCTTGCCAGACGTGCGCAGAGCCCTTGGGGACGAATACTTTTTTCTCGGCCGGCAGCTCAGAGGCTTGCTTAGGTTCGCGCTTTAACCACGTGTCCTTCTGAGCGACGATGGAGGAAGACAAGAGAGGATGCAGAACCTTGGTCAAAAATAGCCCCTTTTCCGCGTTCCGGCGATTTTTTAAACCATCGTAAGGAACACCATCAACGTTCACCCATTTAAGAAATTCAGAAGCAACAACGTTTGGATCAGACTTGTCGTTCAGAAGTTTTAAGAGTGTTGAACTGCGGAAAGCTCCGAGTCCGACGTTATACGCGAAGCTAACTAGAGCATCAAACTGATTTTGATTGACGGATACCTTCAGGGCATCTGCTACCCCTACGGCAAATTTATCTACATCGTCACGCAACCATGCGTCAGCTTGGGCTTGAGTTATCGTCAACCCAGGCCCTATATGAGGACCAGTCGAACCCCAGCCGACTGTCCAAACTTTGCCAACGTCTTGGTAAGATGTTAAGCGGCAACCCTCAAATTTCTTTATGAGGGATATGCCGTTGTTAGATACGTTCAACGTACTTGCACGTCAATACCTATCCGGTACTCAGTGCCAGAGCGACCCTTGAGCTGAATGTACGTGTAGTAAGCTCCGCTGCTAGCGATTCGAGTTTGAGTAACAGTGCTGTTCCGGCTGCTGAACTTGGAAGGAGAAGCGGTCATGACTTCCGTTCCAGCAGAATCCAGAATAATTACGTCGCCGCAACTGTTCTGATCCCGAATATCTACTTGGAGAATCCCAGTAGCGTTAACAGTCAGAGGGTAGTAATCAGAAATACCGTAAATACCATCAGCCGCGTAGGTGCGCGAAGTGCTGTCGACAACAACCACGCCGCTAGCGTTCAGCGTCCGACGCTGGTCAAAATGCGTGGAACCGGTACGGCGAGACGGATCAGTAAGTCCGCTATTAACAACCGTATTTAACTCAAGATTTTTCGTGAATTGAGACACGTCCGAGTCGTCAAGTACTCTAAGTTTAATAGAAAATCGCGGGTCAATAGCTACTCGATAGTTTTAAAATTAACTTAGTTATGCGCCACAAATGGGTCCCGAAGCTCTTGTCGCGGCGGCGGCCACAATTTTAGGTTTCCTTACGTGGTCGCATCAACAGCGACAAACTGTAATAAACGACAGATTTAATTCTGTTAAAAAAAGGTTAGAAGAAGTGGAAATACGTGTGAATGAGTTTCCAGCAGTTTATGCTTTAAAAACAGATCTGAACACAGGATTAACGGAAATCAAAGACAGGCTGAATCACATAAACGACAAACTAGATCAGCTAATTCTCAGCAAGATAAATGAAAAAAACTAAGTACAATTTCTGGTTAGCGGTAAGCTACGAAATTGTTAAAGCTCTTGCAAATCAGTTCCCGAGATTAAAAAGAAATAGATTTGTTAGGTTGCTACTGGAATATTGCAAATGTGATTGGATTATTTGGAGAATAGAGACAGCGTTAGATTCTGTGGATAAGCAAATAAACGACATACATAAAAAATGGGAAGCACAAGAAAAACCTAAATTTACGTACATAGAGCATCTGCCAGACGGATCAAACGCTCAAAACTTGTTGGGAGGAGCGATGGAAATTCGAAGTAATTTTCAGAGAGATTAGATAGCATTAAGTCAGATACAAACTTCCGATGTCTAACCTCGTAACTAACGCTCAGCATTTAGTAGAGATTCTTCTGGCTGTCCACGCTCTTGCCCTGGTGATCGTAAACCTGACGCCTACACAAAAAGATGATCAAGCTGTAGCTAAGTACTACCGAATTGTGGAAATTCTGGCTGGTATTGTGACCCGCTTAGCTAAGCAGTAAAGGCCGGCTCGATAAGTGGAGTTTCGCAAAGCGTAATGTAATGCCTAGCGGACTCCACATTATCGTGGGAGTGATTAACCCACTCTAAAATTCTAAGCTCGCGATCTATATCCCAGAAGTCTTGTTCTCGGAACCACGAGAACCAGGGCAGATCAGACTTAGCTAAGTTGCAACAAGCACACGATGCTACTAGGTTTGTTCTGCAGGTCGCGCCGCCTTTGGATTTAGGGACAACATGATCCAAAGTGCTGGGGTTAGTGCGCCCACAATACGCGCAGCCGTTCCACGCTTCGAAGATGTCCTTTCGGAAGCGTTTCCGGGCAGTACTGCGTTGCAAACACTTTAACTCGAACAAATAATCTTGTTCGCTCACATAAAGTGCGCTGCTTACCTGTATTTTAGCGAATGTGTGGGGAAGTTATACCGCAACCATCTCAGGAAGATACCGATCTAACGTAAGAATGTGTTTGGATCGAGCTTCGAAGTGACTCATTAAATAAGTACAGGCTAATTCAGGATCGGTGGTGTCCCCGCAAGTAAATACGTCCACGGCGGCATACTCATGCTCCGGCCAGGTATGTATAGATATATGGGATTCAGCTAGCAGCGCAAACCCTGTAACGCCCTGGGGTTCAAACTTATGCGTGCTGATGTCCAACAGAGTCGCATTCGAGACTCGGGCTGCTTCGGCAAGAGCCTCCCGAACAAAAGCTTCATCGTTTAGTTTGCTGCTGTTCGCGCGGTAAAGCTCTAAGATGCAATGCTTACCGCTCGCCATCGAACGCGCCCAAACACTGCTAATTGTAAATCGTTTTTCCTGAAATGACTTCTGTAAATATCCAATGGTTTACCCAAGATGAATCACTCTGGGAACTCGATTGGTTGCGGTATTTATTTAGCGATGTGCAACAACACATCGAAATAGAATCAGATCCAACAAAAATAAAAATCAACGAGAACACAGTATTAATTTGTAATCACGCCGTACCTTATAGGTATGTTTTAGATGAACTCAGATCTAAAGGAAAACGATATGTGATTGTTTTGCTTAGCGATGAAAATCTGATGGACCCGTGCGAGTGGTTGCACGATCCGCAATGCCTTGGTTTAATGCGAAACTACGTTCACCCAAGGCAACTAACAAATCCCAAAGTTAAAATTTTTGGATTGGGGTACAAAAGAGGTTTCTGCAATTACCTAAGCGGAGATCGAACTAAAAATCTTCAGTGGTCGTTCGCAGGTACTGCCCATGGTGAGCGCAAACAGATGCTCGATATGTTTTCAGACTTAAAACCTAATAGGGCTCACCTATGCAGCGGTTTTAACGCGAACGACGGATTAAATACGGCAGAATACGTTAAATTGTTGGAAAGTAGTAAATACGCATTATGTCCTCCGGGTCAGGACAGCATGGACTCTTTCCGTATATATGAAGCTTTGGAAGCTGGTTGCGTTCCTGTAACTTTAAATAATTCACTTCAGTTTATATTGAGGCCCTCTTATTGGCACGCGGTATTTTACGGCGAGCAAAAAATGCCTTTTGTATCAGAGGATTGGTGGGAGCTAACCTGCGATGCCGTCCACGAAGTGTCTTCTGTGGAATACGAGAAATATAAAGCAGATTGCGGGGCATTATGGGTTAAATGGAAAACTCTATGGAAAACTGCAGCTACAAATTTTTATAAAAAATTAGAAAGATGACTAGATATGCCCGCCGCTACATAACTGCAGCGCAAATTAACGGATAGCACAATGGACTCATTTATTCGACGTTACACGACTGAAAATACAATAGATTGCGAACATGCAATACATTGGTTTGAAAAAAATATCCATATGGCTTCTCCTGGGAGAGTACGGGATGAGCACGGACAAGTAGTTATTAAGGAAGCTAAGGAGTCATTAGATATATCTTTATGTGTAGAAGACTTGTACACTATTCCGTGCTTTGAAAACTTACTAAATTCTTTATGGAAGTCTATTTTAGCATACATAAAAGAGTTCAAACTAGATGGTTTTAATTTTTCAATGACGGAAAAAGTAAACATACAAAAATACATACCGCCAAACGGAGGATTCAAGGAATATCACTGCGAACGCAGTTGCGTTAATACAACAACAAGAATGTTGGTTTGGATGATATATTTAAATGATTTAACGGATGCTGGAGGGACGCACTTTAAGTATTTAAATCACACTGAAGATGCCGTAAAAGGAAAAATTCTCATATGGCCTCCTGATTTCACGCACACACACAAAGGTGTTGTATCTCCAACCCAATCAAAATACATTATAACAGGATGGTATAACTTTATATAACACTAAAGAATTCTAATGTACGGATAAAATTTCATATGAGCAAGATCAAACGACGTTTGACTGGCGGTTCCCACAACGGTAAGTCCGGCCAAAGTGGAGGGGGCTGCGCTAGTTGCGGTCCCTAAGACAGGATAGGTTGCGTTAGCGTCTCCTCCGCCGTCGCCGAACGGTAAAGTTGCAGATTGAGTTCCAGAAGGATGAGTGTGGGTCACCATCTGGGCTAATTGAAAAGTTCCGATGCCACTGGGGGCTACAGGAAGCGTGCCCGAAGGAACGGTTCTCGAACTAGCACCGGGATCAAAACCATTACCAAAAGAATGCCCTCTTAAATAATAACCATCAGTTAAATCCGGAAGAACTATAGTAGTTACAGTACTGCCATAGGCACCGGTAGGCCAATAAGCACTTAAGGAACCGTAAGTACTCCTGTTTAGACTTTGCCCGTTTAACAAAGCGTAAGAGGCTCCTGGCGGACTGAAGACAGTGCCCAAATGTCGACTAGAGAGAAGAATCTGACCAATCACTTTATTTAACCTCCTACTAAACACCAGACAACAGATACATTAGCAGGTCTAGAATCTCCCGTACCGGTAAGGGATGAAGAACCTGTTACAGGGGCAGACATCGTATTCCCTAGATTAGTTAAACCGCCAAGCCCTTGAGCTTGTCCTCCACCATTGTCTGCCCGCAAGTTAGAGATGTGAGTGTGCCTAGCAAACCCATCGAGCAAGTATCCGCTAGGAAGCGTGCCCGATGCGTCTAAGATGCCAGTGGAATACCCCTGAAGAAATAAACCTCTGAGATCCGGCAACCCGAATGTTGTAGAGCCATCACCAGAACCAAATTTAGTGCCTACATACCCAAACAAAGTTGGGTTAGTAATCCTAGAAATATTCTGACCGGATGGGATAATAAGAGCAGAAGGTAGTGCAGCCGCAAAAGAAGCTTCGTTAAGCGGCAAAAGAACAGGAAACACCACGCCGGTTTGAGCTAGTGCTGAAGTTCTGGCAATAAGAATTTTTGCTTGGCGTCGACGCGGATTATTGCCGTCGGCAGCGCCTGCAGCTCCAACTTCTAACGTAGCGCTGACTGCAGTATTACGAAGAGTTCGCGGTGGTCCGTTATTGTTCGTTGAAAAACTTGTACTATTTGCAATTCCATAAACACTATGAGTGTGACTAGGCAAAGAAGCTGTTCCTGAAAGAGCCGCTAAGGTAGATCCCGAAACAGTGGTAGTTTTCAAATAAGTATAAGAATTAGATAAATCAGGAAGATTATATGTAGTAGTTCCGTTACCACTACCGTACGTAGTGCTCAGTACGGCAAATAACTCCGAATCTGTTGTCCTATTTTTCGCACTACCGTCGGCAACGTGATAATTGCCTCCAGCAACTAATGTGTCAGAAATTCCACTAGCTATTGCAAAAACATAGCTGCCAGTCAAAATAGGCGGTGCCCCTGGCAAGACAACAGGCCACCGGCTTGCTGTTTTTTGACGGGCTACTTCGGTAGGAGAAATCCAAGAGCCAGGGGCGCCTGCCGAAGACGGATCAGTAAAAGCACCAGTTTGATTGCCGTATTTACGAGCCAAACTCGAACTCCTGACAGAATTAAGCCCTTTTTATATTATACCCCTACTCCCAAACAGTGGGGCAATTTTTCCAAGCTTGAATTTGAGCGTCAGATAATGAACCGGAAGGTGTCCACGTGGGTGGGGGCGTGAAGTTATCTTTGAAATCTTTCATAACAGCGTCGGGTCGCTCCATTTCCCAGCTGTTTACACCATAATATTCATAATGAAACTGCATTTTAAGCATGTAATTTTTATCAATTATTGTGTTTAAATAAGCTTCTTTTTCTCCTTTTTTGTCTAAAAAATTCAAAGACAAAGAAGGTATATCTTGTTCAGATATATATGTATCAGATGCTAGTAAATTTACAATTTTACCGTAGTAATTATCGTACTTACTCTGTCCTTCTTCTGTTAACGTTTCTCTTTCTAAAGGATCGCAATTATTTAAAAGTTCTTGTAACTGTAAACGAAAAAGTTGATCAGTTTTGATAAGTAATTCTTCTGGAGATTTTTTACAAACAACAAAAATACGCTTCTCCGCGTCCCATTGAGGAAATTCGTCGGGTTTACAAATAGGTACTTCAATAGGACCTATGTAACCGCAAGAAAGAAGTTCTTCTAACGTAATAGAGTTAGAGTAGCGGGTAAGACCGCAAGGTAAACGAAGCCTAGCAGGTAAAAAAGCGGGAGTTTCGCCTTCAAAGCTAAATAAAGTATTTCTGAAATCAGTCATTTTCACACCGTAACGTAAGAAACAGCCACATCTAAAGCGCCGCTTGTGCTGGCTGTAAAAGCTAACTTCTCACCACTAGGCAAAATATATTTGTTTCCGATTAAGTCTACGTTAGAGTCTGCAGGAACCGTGATTGTGTACCCTAAATAATTTTTAACGGCATCAGCGGCACTTTTATGAGAACACGTGACATCTACGGGAGAGCTTCCGTCACGGTTTGCAACAAGGATACTCAGAACAATTAGGGAGTTAGAGGTGGATGTTAATACCGAAACTTCAGAAGAGGGAACTTGCGGATAAGAGGCATTGAAGAACGATGCCATTTAAGTTACCAACACAGAGTTTGAATATTACCTAAATTATAGCCGATAGAAAATTTACGAGAACCAAGTAACGATAGAAAATCTACACCCAGAAGTTACTGCAGTAACCTGATGAGGGAAAAGGCTATACGAAGGAAATACAGTAACTAAACCTTTTTTCTTAGGCACGCTGTATTTACCGTTAAAAAAAGTTAACTCACCTCCTTCGTAATTGTCGTTTAATTGTATAGAAATTGAAATTTGTCTAGCTGCACAGTGATCTATATGTACGTAATCGCCTTCTCTTATTTCAGGATAATATAAAGCGTCTGTATGTTCTTGGAAGTAGGCTCCCACGCCGTAGGCCAAAAGTTGATAACCTGAATCATGTTTTGTTTTTATATATGGTGTGACACGAGATACGTAGTCGTTCCAAACTTTAGAACAAATTTCGAATACTCTTTGATCGATATCCCGACGCACAAGAGGATTTTCGTCAATAACCGATTGAAGTGATAAGCAAGTTTCACGCGAATTTCGATAGCGCGGGTTAGCGGCAGACCCGCCTGTATCCGTCATTATTGTAGAAGTTATCCACGACGGGTCGTCAGGAGCATACTCTGCAATAATTAAATCGCATAAACTATAGTCTACACAATCGTCATATATTTGTATAAAATCTTTTAAACTAGCGTCAGGATTTATAAAAAAATGTGCAAGTTCAGAAATTGCCATTTTAAATTTTCATCTTTTAATAAAACAAGTGCGCAGCGCACGTAAGAATCAACTCAAAGCAAAAATAAGGCCAATAACCTGACCTTCAGTTAGCGATGAACTAGAAGCAATCAAACTTAACGCGGCATTGCCGGAAGCCAACGCGGTCGCTGCATCCGCCACGCCTAAATTGCCGCTAGCTAACGCGTTAGTGCCGACAACAAGGGCGGCGTTACCGGACGCCAGAGCAGTTGCACTAACAAATAAAGCAGAATTTCCAGAAGCAAGTGCAGTAGCAGCACTAGCTATGCCTAAATTTCCACTAGCTAATGCGTTATTGCCAACAACAAGAGCCGCATTGCCGGAAGATAAAGCAGTTGCCGCTAAAACTAATGCTGCGTTGCCTGATGCTTGAGCAACTGCATCAATGCCCGGTACAAGATCACCAGGAGGTAGCTCAGATGAAACTCCGCTGATAATAACAAGCGGTTTACGTGTAGCCATAAAAATCCTCCCTCAGGTTAATTATACGTCAATCGTAAAGAACTACGGGGGGTTCGATTTCAACTTGTAATTCTGTTGTACTGAGAGCCTGTCCGATATTGACTAGTGCAGCGTATCCGCCGGACGCTGTGACAGTACCCGAAGTTGTTGAATACGGGGTAATTTGTCCAGTGTACTTTGAGAGATAATAATACGTTCCAGGAGTAAGTTGAGTGGCCCCGGCGAGGTTTGCAGAACTAATAAACGCAATATCGTCAACCACAACTGCCACAGCTGTGGACAAAGCTGCTGCAGTTGTAGTAAACCCTATAACGTTATATTGAGTTGTAGCTACTCCGCTAGCCGCCGAAGCCGAAAAAGCATACGTCCCGCTGACATAAACAGCTTGACCTTGAACCAAATTTTCACCAGCTGTAAAACTTTGTGATATTACTGGAGTTGTAGTTACGGCAGTTCCGTTAACTAACCAGACTTCAGTTCCGCCAGGAGTGTAGGAGGTGTATTGTCGATTAAAAATTGCGCGATTTGTCATTATCAAACTCCAAAAAATGTGTCTAATAGAGAAATACCTAAATTAAGCACTGTCAAACAATCGCTTTAATGTTTTTAGTATAAACGAAGATGTGAGCGCATAAAAAGATTAAAGTTTGAAACTTATAAAAATTTCAAAAATAGGGTGCATAAAAAGCACCCTATATATCTAAATGTTTGTTTAATTACCAAGGAACACCCGCAGCTTTGCTGGGTTTGCGTTGTTCCTCTAGCTGAGCCTGCAGGGCGGTTTCCACAGAAACGACTTGCTCTTCGCCAAGTTTCTCTTTAACCCAAGAAACTACGAGATCTTCATTAAGGTCACTAAAAGGAATCAGTTCACTTTTAGGCCGTTCAAAACCAATACTTCCATAAGCCCCAGCGGAGTACGCGCCATCTCTGGCGTCCACGGTGTAATGTGCTGTAAATACATAACCGTCAGAAACTTCACGTTCAAGTTGCGCAATTTTCCAGCTAAAAACAGTGTCGGCCATCGATTAAAAATGATTCTTTTTACAGAATAGCGGAAGTCTATCGCATCACACAGCTTTTGCCGAGATTAGCGAAGGTGACTACGAGGCTCGGCCTTCATACTGAAAGCAATCAGGATCCGCGCTTGACTGGTTGTAGACGTACTCCCGGTAGTTACAGCCCGAGCCAACTGGGTAAGCAAAGGTCGTGAAGTAAGCAGGCACTGTTAGCCGCTTTGTGTTTCCGGGGCCTCCAAGGAGGCAGATTTGTTTTGTCGGTAGTTTTGACATAGAAGTGGAATGACTACGAGTTATCAGCCGAACTTAATTGAAGCTCCACCAGTCATTTTGATTGAGCCGCCTTCTTTGGTTTCGACAGTGACGCCTTCAACCTTCTCGGCGACGTGCTTGACCAGCTCGGTCACGTCTTCGTCGTTGTCTTCGGCGCTGATCTCGTAATACTCTTGATTGGTCATGGTTTCTAGGGAACTGTGGCCAGGGGCAGGGTGTTGACGCACCGCTGCCCTACCACTATACGCTTGACGCAGGCGATCAGACCATATTGGTGACATCAACAAAATGGTCTAGTGAGTAGGACTAGACGCCCTTGAGAGCTGCTACTTCAGCTTCTAGGGATTCGATGCGACCAATGGCTTCCTGCAGGGCTTTTGTTAACACAGCAGTCAGAGAGCCATAGTCAAGGCCAAGGTGCGTTTCCTGGGTCACGCCAATAAATGTCTCGTGTATAACTTCTGGGATTAGCTCTTGAACTTCTTGTGCAATGAACCCAATAGCATGGCGACCATTTGCTTTGACATCAAACTCCCTAGGGGAAAGGGACTTGACTGTTTCAATGCCATAATGAATGTCCTCTACATTTTCTTTGTTTCTAATATCTGATGCGTTTGTCCACACACCAGACGTAGAAAGCGAAGCCACGGGTGCAGTGCCACCCGCTCCGACGTAAAAATTAATACCTACGGCACTCGCGTTTCTATTGACAACCTCAAATCCTGTTCCGTAATAGTTTAGTTGATTGGTGCTGGTACCTGTTAAGCCAAGGCTGCTATTAACCTGTATATTTTCGCCCATAACAGAGCTAGTAGACGTGCCAACCAACAGGCGCCCTGAACTATCCCAACGGCTCCTCTCGTTACCGTTGGTTGCAATAGCGATGAAGTCTGTTGATTCGTTGCCGTAGATGTAGTTGTTTCCCCCGCCCCATTCGACGCCTTGGTTGTTGTCGAGACGGATATTGCCACCTGCAACTTCTAGCTTTGCGTTAACCGTCGCAGTGCCAATCCCTACCGCTCCTGTTGAGCTTATGCGAACTCGCTCCAACCCGTTGGTATAGAAAGTCTGCAGACCACCCCAGCCCGCAAAACCGGCTTCTGTGCGAAGTTCGCCTGAATTTGGCTGGAACCTGACGCCAGAGTAGTCATATGAATCACCAGCTATACCAAACCGAATACCCCTAAAGTTGGCGTTAAAAGCAGCCGTAGATGAAACTTTTATTTCAGCAGAATCGTTGGAGACTTCTAGCCTTGTGTTTGTACCAGTAACTGCACTATTCCCCAACCCCAAGCGGCCACTGGAGTCCAGGCGCATACGCTCGGATCCAAGTGTGCGAAAAACTAATGCTCCGCTGCCTCCGCTGTTATAAGTGCTGTCAAAATAAGCACCAGAGTCATCGGCACCGGCGACTAGATAGTTAAGTCTTGTAGTGTTTGTTTCAAATAGTCGAAGTATACCTCCGCTGCCAGGTGCGATGTTAATGCTGCCGTTGATCGATAGCGCGTCCGTTGGGCTCGCAAGGCCAACGCCAACCCGACCATTCGCATCAACAAACAACCGCCCAGTGCCATTAGTTGAGATGGCTACTTGGTCTGCGCCTGGACTATAAATACCCGTATTTGTATCTCCATTAAAAGCAAACGAAGGACTAGCTGCGGATCCGATAGGGACGCTAGCTAAGAGCGCTGCAACAGAAATCCGAGCATTAGACGTAGTGGCATCCACAACAACCGGAAAATAATCAGCGGAGGCTGCGGAAACTATTGCCGGTAATTGCGAAATTTTTTGGTTTGCCACGTCCGACTCTAAGGCGCTGATTCTAGATTTATTTTAGAGCTATTTTCTAAGGTAAGGCTGCTAATAAAGATTCCTGAACTAGAGTCCAGCAAAACAACTTCTGAAGGGTTACTAATTAGTAACGGTATTTCTCGCTCTATTGATAATCCAGAAGAACTGACAGAAACTCCAATTTTGGCGAGAAAAGCTTGAGGTAAAGAAGTGTCGAGTAGTCCGTTAACCCAAGTGCTGTAGGTAGCTAACCGACCCGAATTAAGAACATCGACATACTGAAATTCACCGGGAACTAAACCAGAATACCCAACGTAAATATGATCACAATTTATGCGAACTTGAGATCCGGCAATAGCTGAATCAAGAGCCACGCCGGCAACAGCCGCCTGAGTGAAATAAACAGAACTGCTTTTATATATCTGACCGCTATTGGAAATAAAAACAACATCACCAGCCGAAATAGCTTCGCCAGCTAAAAAACTTGCAATTGCCATTTCGGCTTTGTATCTACTTACAGTTTAGCCTTTTCCTTGGCCGCGCATTTTCTTTTTGCCGCGACGTTCAGGACGGGAGTGAAGCCCTTGTCCGATCGAGGTTGTCTTAGGCTTGGATTCGATTTTATCAATGGTAGATTTAGGTTTGGCCATGTTGATGAGGATGTGGCGTTCAGAGTTTAAAGCTTACGTCAAGGGTAAGCAAGGTGTAGAACCTTAGTTGGCAACAATCCAGGCAGTACCATTCCACACTTTTAAGGCGCTAGAAGTGTCATCGTACCAACCAGCACCCTGAACACTGGGTGCCGGAGCAGAAGAACCATAGGCAAAACTGCGCGAAGAGCCAGTTTCATACCAACCACTAGTAGTGGCATCATAAACAAATAAGTTGCCCATTAGGGTGTTATACCAAAGCAACCCATCACGAGGCGGCGAGTTCAACCCGGCGCCAGAAGGTGGAGTATCCCCTTTAAGAACAACAGGTTCCGCATTTGTCTGATACCACGCGGGCAACGAAACGCCATTGCCGCTGGCGTAGACAAAAAGACGACCTTCAAGTGTATCAAACCAAAGATCTCCCGCCGACACAGGAATAGACGGTGCGCCAGAAACAGTTACGTTACCGCCAGTTTTTAAGGTGTTAAAACGGGTTCCACCATCAGAAAGATATAAACCAGAACCAGCGGTATAAATAATACCAGATGCACTAGTTACAGTAGCGTTTACCTGGGCATAAAATCCACTATACGTTATATACGTACCAGATCCTTGAATAATAGCTGTATTAATAAGGGTATAACTTCCACTAGTAGTGGTGTAAATACCAGAACCGGCAACAACATTTGTCCCCCCTCCGCCACCACTTTGAATGCCGCTTATAGTCGTATTTAGATCTTCTAAGGCGCGTACAACCCCTTCAAAGTTCCAAGGGTAGCCTACAGCGCATCTGGAGTAGCTAGTAGTTCCCACGACCCCAGAAATTGTGTAGAACAGTTCGTCGATGACCTCGACAATACCGCGAAAGTTGTGCTCATGCAGAGCACGATATGTACTTCCGTGTGTAGGGCAAGGAGCTAGGGTCATCTACTAAGTTTAAAGCTAGCCTCCTCGCCCAATTCTACATCCTAAGAAGGTTTTAGACGGGGCACTCGGTAGATTTTGCGCCAGGTAACAACGTAACAACGGAACGCTTACGACGTTTCGAAGATACGCGTTTAACAGCGTCAACCGAAATATTTAAAAGTTTGGCTACTGCGCTGCAGCTGTTGCCGGCATCTAGCAAATGGCAGACTTCTTTAGCTCGCCAAGTGTTCATACACCGGTTATCGATGCGTTCGCGCAAATTACGCATTTCAGTCTCATTGGCACAGGCTTTTAAAACTTGACGCACCCGTTCAGCGCTAAGTCCAAACAACGAACCCAATTCCCGATAACTTTTTCCCTCCATATACCCTTCATACAATCGCTGAAAACGCTCGCGACGTTCCGCCTCAGTCCTGGGTTCAGACATCTAAAATTCAAGTTGATTGCCGAACGAACCTACCCTCTGCGGGTGTGCTTGTCAATAGCTGGATGCCGGAACCCCTCCTCAGCAAGTTGCCAGGCAGGAATGTTCAGCTCTAGAGCGCGTTTACGGCACTCTGCCCAGAACTTGGCGTCAGGGCTCTCGTCGATGCTAACAGGTACAGCGGGTACAGCGGCCATTTGGAACACCTACGGTGTTTTATGAACCAATACTACCAGTAATTGTTAAAACTTACCAAAGGGTGCCTAATGCCACGCCGTTGCCTGTCAGACTCTCGCGGCAAAAAAAGTTTCCAATCGGCTCGACTTAACGTTAATTGCGTGTAAATCGCGAACTGTAAATAATATAAAAATTAATGTAGTAATACAGTTAACACTCGAATTGCGCTGCGATTAGGCAAGATAAAAACTCGAATCAACATGAGACTCAAGTGAGACGGGTAATTTACGTTAAGTAACCCTCTAGAAACAAAATTAATATTCAAAGGCAAGGTTCGCCGTGCTATCCTTGTGTGAGCACCATGCAACTAGGTGTATGCCTATGTTCAACCCTGTCCTGGTCTCAGTCCTGGGCTTGCTAGTCCAAACCGCTGTCGAGCCTGCAACAGGCCTAGTCTCACGGGTCTATACCTTGGACTCATTCCGAGTCGAAGAGCGTGGCAATACCTCGACCCTGACCTGTAAGTGCGGTCGTCATGAGGCAATCCTCGTCGCCACGCAGGATCTAGAGCGGTCGCACCCAGTCGCAGGTCTTTACGCCTGCCCCATCTGCCTAGAGGAGCTGCGAGCTGCCAGGAGCGCTTCCGATAAGGTCGCAGTCTGGTTCAAGCAGAACCGCTTAGCCCTTACTCCAGATCAGCACGTCTATCTGCCCTGCAGTTTTGCGCGTCTCGTCGATGCGACAGATAAGACAATTATGAGACCAAGAAGATTTGTGTACACGAAGTTCCACAACGTCGTCCTTTCCGAAAAAGATAAGATCATGACGACTTGCGGCGACGCTGAATGCGTCAATCCGCATCACATGATGGTCGCCGCCAGCCCCGCAACTAAAGTCACTCCTGAAATGCGGGAAGACGTGAAAACATGGATTTCGAAGAATCTAAAAACCCGAGTGATCAAACAGCTGCTACACGCCAAGTACAACAAAGATCTTTCCATACGAACGATCACGAATATAAAAAAATCCGTGCTTGCGTGAAGCATTACGCAGATTTGCTTTATCTGCTAACATCCGAGCAGCCGTTATCTACAGCAGACCTAGTAGCAAATCTCGGAACATCCAAATTGAAAATCTTACGAGATTTAAACAGGCTGATTAAGTACGAAATTGTTTGTCGAACATCTTTTGAACAACACGTTTTGTACTGTATTAACGGCGAGTTCAACACTTTAATTTGCGAGACTCTAGATCTATGACAATTTCAACAGAACTCAAGCCTTCACTCTGGGATAAAGAGTACATCATTGAGAATTTACCGGTTTGGATTTATTCCGATAACAAACAGCCGGAGTCTGTACAGGAGTGCAAAGCTAAGATCTCGGCCACGCAGTACACAATCCGCGATATTGAGCTGCAGATTGAAATTCGAGAACTAGAACTTAAAACTGGCAGCAGCCGTCACAACAGCAGCTTTGAATATGAAAAGTGGAAAGCCCAAGCTTTGCGGGCAAAACAGACCCATTTGTATCTTTTAAACGCTTATACGTATTGGTTGACACTGACCGAAAAAGAAAGCGTAGGAAACGATCCAAAATCGTGTGAAGTCTCTAAAACACTCAAGACCCTGATTGATCTTCTAATCGAGGAGCCCGATGATTTTGTACAACAACTGGAGAAATTGATGTGATTTGCATAAAAAACCGGGAACACAGCAAAAAAGACACCATGTGCCCGGATTGCCTAAAAGAACTGGACGATCCTCCGGTTTTCCCAGATTTGAATAAAGTTGAACCCGAATTAAGAGCTTTACTAACGCAACTCACACTCCAAAATCAAGATCTTTTTACGTGCTGGAAATCAAATTTCGGCAATCTGACTGTTTTAGGTAAAAAATTGCGCATAGAGAACGTTTATTACGCATTTTTCCGAGGAGATATAGGAAATAGCGTTCTAAAAAGAACTTGCGGGACAATTGGCTGCGTCAATCCGTATCACCACGTGTCTCGCTTCGAGACTTCGCACATAACCAAAAAAATTCGTGCGGGATTCAACAGACAATTCAAAGATGTAAAAGACGTATCTGACGCCGAATGGCTACGACTTCCCTAAACTAGGGGAGCTGTGTTTGGTAAGAACGGCCCAAACGCAGTATCTTGGGAGGTAGTCGTAGTTTTTGTCGTTTCCTACGGCTTGTAAACGATCTGGGTTGCCGAGTACTCGGTGACTCGGCGGCCTCCCTACCATTGTTCAGATGACAGCAGATTACTCCAGAGAACTTAAAAAGTTGACTGAAGTTCTCACCAACATCGACACCAGTTTGCAGATTTTATCCAATGCGAAAGCGGGCGGCATCACCACAGCGTTTGTTAACAAGAGGGCTATTGCCTCGCGCCTCAATGTGGCTCCTGTTGTCGTGGATAAACTTGTTCATACTGGTATTGCAAGCGGCGGCACGGCTGGGTTGGTTGAAGGCGTTCATTACTGCAAACTTGACCCGACGGAAACCAATACCTCCGCATTTCTCTTTGATGCGGCTAAAGTCCTTGAAGCCGCATGGCAGAATTTCGCCAACTACAAAAATGTTTGATTTAAGCAACGTAGACAAATTAGCTAAGAATCTTTTTGGTAAATCCGAAGTAAAAAATCGGATTGGCCTGAATGCTGCGAAGATGATCACCGGGGACATGGTGACTCTTTACGGGGAGTTTAAACAAGCTAAAGGTGTTGGCGTTCTTTGTTTCAATCCGTCTAAACCGGATAAGAGTGTCTACATGACTTTAGATGATCTCAAAGTCGACTTGGCGCTTGCTGAGGAAATGTGCGACAACGGCACATCTTCTTTCCTGACAGAAGCAATCAAGATTACGCAAAAGTACGGCGACAAAAAGGATACCGGAGTTGTCGTGTTGGTCTCCACCAAAGGGATGAGCCTACACGTTTTAGATTTATGCGAAGCAGATGAACGCTTAAACAGTATTGTTGATGCCGCAAACAACGATTGACTTTGTTTCTCCTCCGGATCTTATTGGGGTAACGACATCGTTCCTAGGAGGAGAAATTGATCTAGATCCGGCATCGAGTGAAGCCGCCAACACGTTGGTTAATGCCAACCGGTATTTCACTCCGGAGCACAACGGTCTGCGGCAGACGTGGAAAGCAAAAAACATATACCTTTATCCGCCACGGGATCTTTTATCGTCGTCTGAACAACCTAAAGATCCCCATCTGTTCAGACGTAATCGCAGGTTTCAAAAATCTGCACAAAGAGTCTGGCTTGAGGAGTGCTACCGTCAATATTTAAAAAACACGTTCAGAGAAGGCATAGTTTTCTTAACGTCATCTGAAGTTGCTTTGATAACAACTCAGAAGTTAAATATTGATCTGCCTATGTGCATTTTGAAAGAGCACCCCTCGCTGTATTTGGACATGCCTGAGTTACCTAAGCTTACAAACTCAAGATGTTACGGATTTGTATTTTACTTGCCCGATTTCGAGGATACTAATCGCCGAATAAGGGAGTTTATTGAATCCTATAGTCCTCTGGGGCGCGTATATTGCTAAGGAAACTTCTAGTAGCGAAAGAATCATCTGGTCCGAATTTATCGTCATCCGCGAAACCTAAGCCCACGGGGGTCGATTTGGATTTACCGGACAGTCTTTCGCGAGCTAAACGGTGAGTGCGTTCCTCTGGACTCTCAGCCCAAACCTTACCAGCCATCCGAATAACATCTCGGCTGCGGTAGCGATAGTCGTGTTTAGCGAAAGGCGCCTCCCCGTGGAAGCGAACCTTACGCTCGTGTCGAGATTCTCTAATCCCGTCAGACATTATACGTATACAGGGACTTCATAGACTCTACATCGCTGCGTACGGTAGGAGGATTGGTAGCATACGCCATGTAAGTAGAATCCAACAAATTGTTAAATGCAGGATCGTTAGCGATTTGCTGAAACTTTGAAATTGGAGCAGACAGTGCGGCATATAGACGAGCACTACCAGCCTGACTCGCTTGATTCAAACGAGTTGTGTAATCGTTCATGCTGCTCGAAAGAGCACCGGCAAATCGTTTAGCAGATTCCGAAGCAAGCAGATTAGGGTTGTAGTTGCTGAGTTGCTCGCTGTATTGCTTCCCGATATTACTGATTGTGTTATAAAAATCTTGCGAAAAATTTTGCGTAGCCTCAGCAGGGGTCTGTCCTGCCATCGAGCCGAGCTTTTCTTGCTGCTCGTTTAGCTGATTTCTAAGTTTTTTATTTTGCTTGCGCAAATACTTTGTAGTTTTCCTTTGCGCTGTACGGGCCTGCTCAAATCCCATTATCCGAATGGTGCTTTGCCTCGCTTAATTCTATCAGCAACAATATCTCTTATCCGCAGTATGTCCGAACTGGCCGTATTTGAGCCAGGATCATAAAAATCCATCGAAATGTGTGGTCCTGTAGCACGACCTGTTTCACCCTGTAATCCCACGGGGGTTCCTGCTGCTATGCGCATCCCAGGCTTAAGGTTGGGATTAACTTGTTCAAAATGCGCAACCAGCGCATCAAATTTCTTTCCTTCGGGTGAAGTTCCGCGAAGCTCGACATAATTTCCGTAGCCTTTACCGCCAGCACCGCGATTCTGTGGATTGGACTCTCGCACTACTTTTAAAATCTCTGCGTTAAACGGAGAAACAAACATCGCGTTACGCCCGCCTGCTAAGGCAAAATCCAAACCAGGTTCCCCTGTAGCGTCTACCGCAGAAGTAACGGTAGCGTTGGGATAAGCGATACCACCGCTCGATGTCCGGGCAAAAGCTTGCCCTGGCTTAGCTCCAGTTTCAGTGTTGCGGCCTACAGCTTGGGCAACTTGACTCGCGGCCACGTCGTTCAAACTTTTCTCAATCTGAGAAACTTCCGTGTTGTAAGACTGCTGTTGTTTCCTGAGATCTAAAATTCCCTTAACTAAAGCGGTAGGGTCGATGCCCGCATTTTGAGTGTCAGAAACTAACGCGGACGTAGCCTGAGATTCCAGAACGTCCGCCTCTTCTTCAAAACCTGCTTCAGCTAATTCATCTGCTTGCTGACGCAAACGTAAAGCTCGCATACCTGTATCGGGTTCATTTATGTTTTCTAATGAGGTTTTCAACAACAGACTTTTAAAAGCACTGTTTATGTCAAATCTAGGTAACTCTATGCGCTGAGCTGCCGGATTAGGAGCAGTCTGTTGGGTCCCAACAGCAGCTGTACTAGGAGCAGCAGTTCTTTCCGTTGCTAAAAACTTTTGAATTTCAGCAAAACTTTTAACCGGCTGCCCATAAAAACTCTTACCAGCCTGCGTGGGAAGAGAGGCCCATTCCGACGCTAACTTGGCAACGGTTTGCGGAGTTATCGGATCTCGCTGGGGGTCAACCCCACGCTGACGAATTAGCTGAAGTGCTGCGCGATCTTGTGCTTCAGGACCGAAATCCCGCGCACCAACTTTAGGAGCTATGGTAGTCCAAGTACCTGGCATAAACTGATACGCACCAGCTGCCGCACTTGCGTAGCCGTTACCTCGAACAACGGTATCAGGGTGCTTCGATAGATCCGCGAATCTTCCGCCCCCAAACTTAATGTTGTATTGAGGGCCTTTACCAGGAAGATACGTTCCCTCTGCAAAACTAATGGCACGTAACCATTGCTTTTCTTGAGGGGATAGAGGCGGCACAATCTTTACGTTCGTTACTCCCAGTTTAAACGGTCTAGAGCTTACGCCTCAAGCTCTTCGTCATCAAACAAATTCATGTTTGTGTCTACCGCAACTCCTACTTTTGTCATAACAGTTTTATAAGCTCGCTCCCGACAAATTAATTTAAAAACTTTATCCCACAAGTAACTATCTCGATCTTTGCTTTTAAGAGAATGCGCTTTAGTTCGAATTCTGGTTAAGACAAATTCATCTTCGAGTGTTAGACCGCATGAGAGGTGCCCGTGACCGTCATTGGTTTGACGCGTTGCCATTGCCCCGACGCTGGTAATTAAAGTCTAACCCTGTGTCTACTCGCTAGCGCCAAGCTCTGCAAGACCAGTAACCCGGCGTCAGCTTACTCTTGGGTTCATCACAGTTATGACGTGCTCTAAAGTTCTTTAATCTCTCTGGATTGTCATTTTTATTTTCCATATTGGGATCTCCGAAACGCACTAAGCGCACCTTGTCTCCTTCCTTAGCTGCCACGGACTGCTCTTTACCGCTCTGCACGTCCCTCTTGGGCTGGTTGTATCCTTTAAAAATCTCACCAGCGATCCGGATGGCCATGAGCGCTCTAAGTCTCATTTAATACTACTTCAATCAGCTGCACGGCAAGTTTCAAGAGAAACATAAAAAATATCAAAAAGGCGGCACGAACCGTCACGAGGGGCAGAAACAGCTCTATAGTGCCTCTTGTACTTTTCTTTTTATTGCGTCATGCAAGAAGACAGGAATCTTCTTACTATCGCTGAGACTGCTAAGTTTCTTAACTGCAGCTCTGGTTTTGTGCGTAAGCGTATTGCGCTCACCGAGTCCAACCAAACTGGCGGCTGGCCCAAGCAGATCTTTATCAATCTGCAACCCAATGGGGCAAAATCTTTGTACCGCGTAAACAAAAGCGCACTCGAAGATTATCTGAAAGCATCCTCTAGCGCTAAAGTGGAAACTGCAGAGCCCGCCACGGCGGCTAGCTGCGCTTTCTGATATCTACAAATGACGCTCTCCGGTTCTTTCAGTTCTGCCCCTGTTTCCTCGACGGAACAAGCTGATATGTCCGAAGCACCGGAGCAGCCAGAAACAAAGGCATCAGTCGAAGAGCTTATCTCCGGACTGGTGTCTTTGTCTTCGCTTGTACATCAACTGTACGTACAAAGTCACTTACTTCACCTAAACGTCGAAGGTCCTCTGTTTTTACCGATTCACGAATTTCTTAAAGATCAATACGACGCACACATCACACAATTTGACAAGCTCGGAGAATTTGTCAGGTCGATGGATTTTCTGATGCCTATGTGCGAAAAAGGTTTACTAACAAGTTATAAAAATTTTAAACATGTGAAATCCTACGAAACACGCGACGGTCTGACTGTCTATCTGCGTAATTTAGAAACTTGCGGGTTTGCATCTAAAGATCTGCAAAAAATTGCTAAAGAAGTAGATGCGCCCGACGTAGAAAACTATTTAGCCGAGCTAGTCGGTGATATGTTCAAAGCCTCGTGGTTCCTCAAAAGCACACTGCGTCCTTAAATAAATGCCCACGCATCGGCAGCTCGGACGTATAAACCGCTCGGATACGTCCCCGATGTCTCGGTTAAGTAAACCAACGAACCTGAGGGTTGAGTAGAAGGTCCAGGAAGACCTACAGAGTAAACTGTAGATCCGCGTACAGCTCCAGATGCCAGGATTGCACCAGACGCTAAAGTTGCTGTATTAGCTTGAGTTGCAAATAAAGCTGTTGTGGCTGTTGTAGAAGTTGTAGAGGTATCAGCAAACCCTGCACCAATCTTCTGCCAAGCGGCTCCGTTCCAAACTTTTAAGTAATACGATGCGCTAGAACTATCAGTCCAAAGTTCTCCTACGGAATTTCCGACCGATCCGACAGGGCTGGAGTTTGGTGCAGTAATCCCATAACTCGACGGTCCTATTTTACGAATAGCTCCAGCAGAATCTTCAAAATACAAGCCCGGATCAGCCGCGCCCACGGAGATCGCTAGTTCGCCGTTCTGAACAACTGAAGTGTTCGGCCTATCCGACGATTGTCCGGATCGCTTTAGAAGAAGAACAACAGGAGTTGAGGTCATTAGTAAGTTCCGCCGTTAATGAGAGAAGGAAAACCTGCAGGAGGAATTAAATTACCGTTCAAATAAGTTCCGCCGTCAAATATGTTAATGGGTTGACTGACTAAAACTCCGTTTAGGTAAGTGCCGCCATCATACGTATTAACAACAAAAGATGCAGGGTCGAAGGGGTTGAATTCATCTACGGTGAACATCTCAAAGCTTGGAGCCTGGAGAGCGCTAGCGCTGTTCAGCTGACCCGCATTAAGAGTCTTAGCCATCATGTTGTACATGTCGGGGTACATCATGTGCGTAGGCATATCATCTTTAGCTGGGCTGTAACGCTCCCACCAAACCAGATCTTTCTCCCTTTTTAAAAACGTAGTTTGTTTTTCTAACGTTTTAGCGAAGTATTCTCGATAGTATTCGTTTAGCGGTTCGTCCACGGGTTGCGGCAACCAGGAACTGGTAGCATCCCCCTGGCCGTAGCGAAGTTGAAGGTCCCACATAGCCGCATAAATATGCTTGCACCACTTGGGTTGGTAGTAATAGAAATTAGGATCTGAGTACGAATCTTCCGCAAAACTAGGTGTGTTGTAGATGTTGTTTATGTAGATAAATCCAAAAGTTCTAGCAAAACCCGGATTATCTTGTGCATCAACTAAACGCGGAGAACCATCAACACCAGCATCGTAAAAACCAGGGTCTAAGTTTTGAGGCTTAGTTAAAGGATATTTTTTACGAATAGATGCTTCATACAAGTTGAAATTTTCTCTACCGAGAAAATCCTGACATGTACATTGCGAACGCATCTCTGTTGTCAGATACTCGCCAACAGCCGGAGGACCGGTTGCAGGAATTGCAAGTGTGTTGGCGTCCACCACGGACCAGCTGTTAGTTTCTGTGTGCGATAAAAATAGTGTGTTGAAGATGGGAGCATATGAGGGATTAGCGGGGACTCCGTTAATGCCGACTCCAGTGACGGTGTAGTTATTGAATCCAAATTTTTTATCAACACCGGCTGCTGTAAATCGATTAGATAAAACTTCTCCTGTGAAAAACGAAATAGGAGCACCAAAGTTAGAACTCAGTCGTACGGCATATGTGTTTGGGTCGTAATCCGATACTGCAACAATCGAGTACCCGAAGTTAAGGAAGTTAAAAGAATCTCGCGGACGAATACCAACCATGTGCATCCGCATATCCGCCCGCGTGGTCGGATACATGAAACACATCCCAGGTAAAAACACACCTAGCCCAGGTGCGCCCGAAACAAAGTATTTAAATGAATACGTTAAACCTCCGTACGCCTCTTGCGAGTACATGCTGAGTTCGTAGCCACGACGCCAACGAACCCAAAGGGAAGCGTAATCGTACTCGCTAACTAAACTGAAGTCCTTTGTGTTGAGCGCGGGTCTAAACCTACGCTCAAAAGTTAAAGGTGCCCCTAATTCTTTAGTATTGTCGGCACCTTTGATATTCTTAGGTAGTTCGACGCTTGGAGTCGGCTTTAATGATTTAAAGCCGAAGTCATCTGACCCCCGTTTACGTGCCACGGCTGTTTAATAGAAACCGCCTTGAGCAAAAATAGTGATACCAGAAGGACTTAAACCACCAGACACAGCGGTGCTGCCGGTGCCGATATAACCTGCAGCCAGGATGTAACCTTTTTCAAGGTACAGGCCCTCACCTTTACCGATTTGAATCGGAGCCAACAGGTTTGTGTCGCCAACCTGGGGAACAGGGGCGTTTACAGCAAACAGTTGAACACTCTGCGGGATACCGCGTGTCGAACCGCTAAGGCCGACTTCCACCCGACCCACCATCAGCGCGGCTGAGGTCGAGGGAGCTGCTTGGTTAGGGGCGTAGACATACAAGCCGAGATCTACGGACCGACGGCCACTGTTATCGGGATAACCTTCGTTGCTAACAATGGTGATATCTTCAACCAGAGCAGCATCTTCTGACGGAAGATCCCCCACGCGGACTAACTGAATTAAGTCCGTCAGATTGGGGTTAGTCGGGTTACAAGTAGTCGTAGCACTTGTAATTCGAGCGCCCCGTAAAAACGGACGGTCGATTAGACAGGGCTGTTTGTTTGTTGAGGTAGAACTCGTGACACTAAACACCCTCTCTTGTTAGGATGAGGGCGCTCCAACTCTGCAAATAGTCTAGTACAAGTCGAGTTGAGCGGTAAAAATTAAGCCAACAGCTTAGAGCTGTCACCCGTATCTAACTTGAAAGGCTCCAACTTAGCGGGCGAAATAATTCCAGATTCCTGTAGAGCTTTCAGCGCCTTAACCAAGGAACTTTCGCCGCTTTCGTCGGTATCTCCAGTCTTATCTTGAAAATAAGCTGAGAGCAATTGCCCGGCCATCGGATCGCCTTTAGCAGCTGCGATACCCGCACCGACACCACCAGCGAGGCGCCCCACACCGGTCAGCAGATCTCCCCATTGTTTCCCCCAACCAGGAGAAGCTCCAGGTTGCGTGGGGCTAGGAGCCGCAGAAGAACCCAGCATCCCTTCTGGCTGCGAAAACACATCCCCAAAATCCGGCTTAAACGTAGACAGATCTCCCGTAATATATTTGGGAAAACTGTAAGAAGAAGGAAGCTGATAACCAGCTAAGGAATTTGCGCCGGTGAAGTAGTCAGCCATGACTGTGATTCAGGGTGAATTAACAGAGATCAGCCCAGAGGAGCTACAGGATACCCACCGCCGACGGGGACCATACGACCGCCCAGGGGGACTCGATTGATTTGAGGACGGATCAAAGGCCGAGTGCTGTCTTCCAAATCCGAAGCCCCAGCTGACCGGTCAACAGCAGCAGCAGCACCATACGCAGCGTTACCTGCCATGTTGTTGGTATTGTTGTCGCCTAGTTGAGAGCCCACGGTGACAGACTGCGCTTGAGGAGTCTGCTGCGAAAGATCGGGACGAGCTTTAGAACGCTGCAGCATTTCGTAAGCCAGCGTCGGATTTGCTGAAGCCCAGGCAGGAGTGCCAGGGGCAACACCGGGTAACCGAGAAGCCTGAAGAGCTAATTCAGCTGCCATACCGGGTTGACGAGCATACTGCTCACGAGCGCGGTAATACTCAGCAATCGGGCGGTTGGGGTCAGGCATGGGGGTAGCTCCAGCACCCCGTTGAGCCCCCGCTAACGCATTGGCCAACTCCTGGCGATATCCGCTTTCGCGATCGTTTTGGGTGAGAACAACCTGGCCACTGCCTGTTTGCCCCGTAGTAGAACGAGGAGTGGGGACGCCAGCAGGACGGCCAGTGGGACCAGCACCAGTAGAAGAACCAGCCATCCGAGGAGTCGCAGCTCGCTCTCCAGGAACCACGCCGCCGTCTTGACGCGGGTAAGCTTCAGCATCAGTCAAAGGACGAACGCCAGTTTGATCGCGGTCACCAGACACTAATCCGGTAAGTGCGGCGCCGCCCACAGCTGTACCGCCAGCAACTAACGCTGCAATTTGAGCGGGGCTCAAGCCCAACCCGCGAACCATACGACCTAAGTCAGTTGTGGCAGTACCGACCGCACTACCGGTCTTACCTGCAGGCAGATCACGAATAACGCTGTAGTCAGCATTAATAACGTTGCTGGGAGTGCGGATCATTTGAGGGCTTACCGCTCCTGCAGGGGACTGAACCAGAGCACCGCCTGGTTGCTGACCAGCGGCTGTAACGGCTCCCCGAGGAGGCATGGCGCCGCCGCCAGACTCCAGTTCGCGAAGATAACGCGTGGCATCAGGACGCATCAAATCGTCGACGGAGACGGGTTTGCCGTAGTGAGAAGTTGCTCGTTGCGCAAGTTCTTCTAAGGTTTTAAAAGTACCAGGATCGCGAGCATACAAATCTAAAGCTTGCTTAGATTCCGGACCCTGCACGGGGGTTGTGCGGAAATTTGGCGCAGGTGCAGACTCGAACAGATCTAACTGGCCAGCAACAGGACGCCTAGCGAGGGGAGCTGCAGTTTCGCGTGAAAGATTTAGACGGGGAGCACTGCCGCCTGAACGAATAGTTTCGGCATTCCGAGGAGTATTCTGTGCTCCGCCGTAGTACCGTCCGCCAATATTTTCTCCTGCCGCACTGGTAGCTCCACGGCGTTCCCGCAAACCCAAAGAAGGCTGCATGGCGCGTGTTGCGGGAGCTGGCTTAGCTGCAGGTTTTAAGATACCGCTCTCTATCAACCCACGTCCAAAAACTTTAAGAACATCTTGTACGTCGGCTCCCATACCTTGAAGGGCTCGTAACCCCTCATCTAAATTGCGAAGTCCCATTAGGCCGACATACTGCTCTCACATAAATATAGCGTCTATCGCCAATTTGCGTAAAAGTATAGGCGGTCTGCTCTTGAAACATCAGGAGGTCCAGGGATCGCTTGAATAAATTCTCCTCCACTGCGCTCGAACCGATAGCGGGCTGCCACGGGGTCCCGATAGTTCGGGATATACAGCATGTGCGCTAAACGATCACACTCATACAGGTAATTTTCTCTCCAAATTTTTGCTGTTTCCCGCTTGTCTTGAATGTTGATTGAACGACTAACGTCGCCCAAAATAGTTTCTTGCCGACTGGTTGCGCGACCGGTTGCAAGTTCTGTTAAACGCTCTGCTTCCTCGCAGCGCTCAACTTGTTGAACAATTTTGTCGAAATAAAACTCACTGGGAACGCTATTGCAAGCTTCTATTAAGCGAGCGTAATCACCCGCAGGAACAGTCGCTATGTTATACCCTAAGTGATACGCAACACGACTAAAGTTAAAATCATCTAACCTGTACCCAAACGTTTGAGCTGGGTTACGGGTTATCTGGTTAATCGCTGCATATACAACTTCACGCTTAGTAGCGTCAGTTGTATCAGGCTGAAAAACAACGCCCTGCTGAGCTAGATAACTCTGGATTTGCTCCAGTTCTTGCGGACTTAACTGGGCCACAGCTCAGCAGGCGTTCTTTACATCATTCTACGTAAACATTGCCGCTTTCCAGAACTTCATCCCAGTTAACACTTTTGATGGCTTTCAACTGATCCAGCTTGCTGAAACGTTCACCGGGAAGAGACTGTTGAAGCTCTTTAATCTCAGTAGCGGTTTTGATTCCCACTCCTTTAAGAACTTGAGTCAGAAGCTGAGGAGGAGCGCTATTGAGGTTGACCCGATTGAACGCAGGCACTTCAGGCTTAACAATCTGTCGACCACGGCGCTGCTTAACGCCTTTTTCCTCAGGCTCAGGTTCTTTAACTTCTTCTAAAACCTGATTCTTATAAGCGAAAAACACCTTCCCCGTGGTGATGGAACGAACCATGAAGTATTCGCCATCATCATGAGTACTTAAGATCTCGATTTTGACGCCATTGGGGGTGTAAGTAAATTCTTTGATTTGAGTCACAGTCATTATGTGAACAGTATCTGAAGTCATCTTACCCTAAACTGACAATAGGTGATACGTCTACAGGATCGTGCCGTTTAACTTTTCTGTACCTCGCTTTTTACAGGTAAATCCAGCGACTAAAAGAATATTGTACGCTATTCCGTTTGTAGGAGATGCTTTAAACGTAGTAGGAGAATATAAAAGAAACAGAGAAGCAGGTTTAGCTGCTCCGGCAGCAACACGTCGAGCTGCTGCAGTTGGCGGGGCTGGCATTGCGGCAAGTGCAGTTCCCCCTGCCGATATCTTGACGGTTGCTCCGGATGTAATGCGTTACTCGGCTCAGCAATCCAAAACACCTCAAGCGCAGATGCGCCGAGATATTCACAGAGGATTGGGAATTGCGGGAGGCGGTGTATCTCCTGAAGCTTTGGAGGCCACGGCAAATATTCTGGATTATGTGAATCCCGAAGCCTTAAGCCGCAGTGTTGTAGATCTCATGGAACTGGGAAAGACTTACAGCTTGAATCCTGACGAACGGCTGAAACAGCTGAAGCAAGAGCTGATCGAGAAAGCCCGAAATATTCAATAAAAAACCCCCTCCGAAGAGGGGGTCGAACATTCCGTCTGAAGTTTATCAGGCGGGGTTGGTCGAGGTGTACACAGAGGATTCCACCAGGCCGGCAGGTTGCAGAACAACGTCGTCGCGCTTGGGGGGTTCGTCGGGAACGAGCCAGCACACTTCGCAAATAGCGAGGGCTTTGTCTTTGCCAGACAGCTTACCGGCAGCTGCACGATCGTCGTACACACCGGAAGCTTGACCGAGACCGGACGCAGCGGCACCGCCAAGGTTCTGCACAGAGAACAGCTTGTAGGTGGTGTCAGTGGTAACTGCGTGCATGTTCGCATCATTCCAAGCGTTGCTGGAATTGAACGAACCGTTTTCGATCCGGCTGCTGGCGCCGACAATAGTGGCGAAGAAGCCGCTGGCGGTGGGGGTGGTGTTGAGACCAACGCCCACAGCAGGACCCACGCCGAGGGTGGGGGTTGCGGAACCGCCAGTGATGCCACTGGAGATCACGTCGCCGCCGGTCACCCGCAGACCCACACGGTACACATAAGCACCAGAAGGAACGGTAATACCGTTCGTGATGTCGGTGCGAACGTCCTTGTGGTAATCAGGGGACGGAATGATTACGTTGCCGTTAGCAAACGGAGCGTAGTCAGCGCCACCAGAGCCGTAAGGCGTGGCGTAATACTCAAGCTGGTTGACGCTACCGAGAGCCTGATAAGACAGGTCAACGTAACCAACAGCTTGCTGGGCGATCCAACCGGGACGGAAGATCACACCAACAGGGCCGCCCACGGGCTGGTTAGCCAGCGTCTGGGAGGTGCCGTTTGCGTTGAGGAAGTCTACAGACTTCGAATCGTGCCAGTACCGGAGAACGTTAGTGTAGTTACCGGGGTAGATCTTCGAAACCGAGATCTGCTTAGGATTGATTGCCATCGTTAGTTACCTCCTTATCAAGCGTTAAAGGAGTAAGCGATGGTCGAGAAATCAGCGTTCAGGAGTTCGAAACCTGCGTACAGGCTCCAAATCATCATGATAAAACGGCTGAAATCATCGTTGTTGTTCAACAACACCTGAGCGTTATTGCCGCCGATACCGACGCCGACGCTCTGGGGGCCGAAGAACATACCAATCGCAGCTTCATAAGAAGCAGAGGTGCCACCGATGCTCGCAGTCTGAGACTGGGAAGGCATGTTGGTTGACTCGAAGAAACGGACGCCTTCGAACACAAACCCGGTCGGCATAATGGGTTCACCAGCCACGAAGGTGGCTTGCCCAAAGCCCTGACCCATGTAGATGGCAGCGTTAGGCTGCATCGAGGACATCAGGGGGTTAATCTGACCGTTGCCAGGGTAACGAGCCACTTCACGGAAGTCGCTGTTCTGGCGCAGGTGCATCAGGAAGGTAGGATCGCAGACGCAGCGATAGAAACCGTCTTGATACGTCGGGACGTTACGCTTACGCATGGATTTAACCACGCGGAGCAGGTCGTCCTTAACGTCGAACTTAGCTTGCTCGGCGTTTGCGTAGGTGAGGCTACCGACAGCGAGATCGCCGGGGTAGTAGTAACCACCTTGGGAGTCGGAAGACTGACCCTTAGAAACTGCTTTAAGGAGTTCGTTGATGAACACCCGGTCGCGCCAACGACGATAGTCGTCGAGCAGAGTCAGCGAACCGATTGACTGGTGGAACGCAGTCAGATTGCCGGTGTCCAGCAGAAGACGCTGCGCGGTGATCAGAGTCTCGCGAGCAATCTTGAAAGTGCTGGGCTGAGTGGGATCACTCGGATCCGCAGGACCAGTGTACTCGCGAAGGGTCACGAGCACTTTGTCCTTCACAATGTTCCGGCTGTTGGCAGTACCAATGGTCTGCTCAGCAGTGCGCTCCCGAGACTCTTTAGAGCCAGGATTGCCCCAGAAACGATAACGGTCAAGCTGTACAGTCTGGCCGGGTTGCTTACTAAAATCGTGAACAACCACGGGCTCAGCCGCCATTTCTACCACGTAGGCAGGATGGGGACGGTATAACTCCGCACCGAGCAGCTTCGGAAAATCATTGTCGACGAACAAAGCGCCAACCTCCGAAGAACTACATATGTATTTTAACCAAAATTATACGCACACAAACTGTAGTTGTCGCATTCTTAGCGTTTATTTAAAACGGCTCAACCAGTTTTCTGATTACTGGAATTAACTGTAGGGCTGTAAGTTCGGAGCATAACGCGAACTCCCTCAGGAGCCTGATGGTAGATAGACGCGTAATTAGAAACGTAAGTGCCAGCCTTACCCCTGTAGACAAACCGAAGAGCCGAAGACATTAGGCCCGGAGCTGTGCTGCGGACAGTTTCCGTAAAAGTTCGACAATAAACAGGTGGGTTGTACTGCCACGAGGCACGAGAACCAGATGTGTCGTTTGTGGGATTAGTCAGAATCCCGCCTTCATACCTCCCATGCGTGACGCCACCCCCGGTGTAGCCTTCAGCCGCCGTATTGTCGTCAGGAGTGTTGTATGGCGTGTATGCCTGACTAGACGGGGCTAAACCGTTGAAATACGTAGATTGTCCAACTGTCCGCAGGCCAAATTGAGGCCCATACGACGTGGAAACCTTTACGCCAGCAATAGTTGATATTCCTAAAGGTCTATAACCCTCATAACTACTGAGAGCGCCACTAGGAGCGTAATCAACGTTCTGGTAATCAGTCCAGTAACCCGAAACAGCGGGCGGAACTGCTCGCCACGCTGTTGTGTTGTACCAAAGTCCGCTATTAGGGGCTCCAGGAGTAATAATTCCCGTATCAGCGCCTAAATCTCGGATTCCCGAGCTAACAACTACGTAACTTTCGTAGTTTGGGCCACTTTCAATTCGATGAGGGCCTTGATCGTACCGCCAGTTGCTTAAAGGTGCGTACATTTAAGCGACCGGCAGATATTTATAGTATAAAGCGTCGAAATTTAACCTTCGGCAGTTACTACAGGCGTAATTTTTTGATTCAGAGTCTGCATATCCGCACTAATGTTCTGCATGTCTTGTACATACAGCTGTTTTAGCGCATCAATCTCCTGTTTAAGGGCTTCAATAGTCGCAGATGCGTCCGAAGAGCCCTTAGAACGCCTATTTAGATTAGCCACGCTCGGTCATCTCCTTCTTTTTCTTGAATTTTACGGCTTTGGCTTTAGCGGCAGCACGTTTCTCATCAGACTTAACCTTTTCAGGCAAATCTTTTTTGGTCTCACGCTCGTACTCAGCGACTTTGCCTTTAGAAATTTCACCGCGTTCGGCCATCGCGTAAAATTTGCGGCGCTGGCTTTCCGATTTGAAGGGGGCCAAGGTTTTAATAACTCTTATATGTAATTTAGCAATAAAAAACCCCGCCAGTCACGGCAGGGTTTGAGGTCTCTGTCCGAATATAGCCTAGCTCAGGCGTTATCGAGGAACAGCAGTTTGCTGCGCAGAGCATCGGGGCTCATTTGAGCCAGATATCGCCAAGCGTTTTCGGGGCTTTGATCCATGGTTTGGGTGAAACCATTCCACTGGGACTCAGGATCCGCACCGCGAGCACCGGCCGTGGCCGAAGCAGGGACAGCGGGGAACTGATCGTAGCGGGGCTCGTAGCTGACACCGTTGTTGGCGTCATACTGACCATCTTCGTCCACGGGGTAGACCTCGGTGAAGAAGCGGTTGGTGTAATCGGCCAGCTGATCAGGATCAGTCAGGATGTGCTCCATGGCACCCGCACGCATGGCGAGAGCTTCCAGAGTCTCATTCTGAGAGATCAGGGTGTCTTCGAGAGTAACGGAGTACTCGTTCAGAATCGCAGGAGCTTCGATACCGAAGTGGTTAACTACGGCGGCGGTTGCCTCGCTTAGTTGAGCGGACTGCGCTTCCGTAGAAGTCGGATAAGAAGTCTGGGTTGTAGATCCGTTGCTGAACGAGGTCTGCGGATCCGTAGGGGCTTGGTACTGCCAGGGCTGGGCCTGTGAAACCTGACTGTACTGTTGAGTATCCTGCGGCACCATCTGGTACTGCGGATACTGTTGTGCCTGGCTGGGGGACGGGGAGATTCGAGACATCACCCGTTCCAGACTGCCCATCGCCGCTTCCCAGGGATTGGACGGGGAGGAGGCTGACGGAGACTGGCTGTACTGGCTGTTGGTAGAAGGGACCGAAGCCTGTGTTGCCGGCGACGGCACTTGGGGCATAACTGCCGAAGGTGCCGCCTGGGTATTGGCTACCCACTGCGGATAGGCTGTGGAGCCCATGTCCGCCGAGGGCGCTGCCTGAGGGGCCGCTACCGCCGGGGAGACCGGGCTCGGGATCGAAGCTGGGATCTGCTGGCTCATAGCTGCCCGAGTAAGTCAGTTCTTGCGCAAGGTGATCGAACGTCCTGTATAACAGGCCCGTTAGGTTTAGCCGGGGATCAGCCGCAAGCGGTTGATTCGGCGCAAGTGGATGTGGCGTCTGCAACATCTGACTTAATAATACTAAAAATTGCTGCATTGCGCCTTGTGTTTGCTGAATCATTCGGAAAGGGAAGCCTTTCAGCATCTCCCCACGCTCAGAATCAGTCTTGTCCGGGAACAAGTACTTCAACGCCTCTACAGAATCGACACCTAATTCCTGCAGGTTGCGAACAACAATAGATTTCTGGTTGATGTCGTACGCAGTGTCCTCGTAAACATCCCCTTGGAATCGATACGTTACCTGCCTGTCTCCGTCAGGAGGAAGCCCGTAAACGCCTGCAGGAACATCGTTGTTATCAAGAGCAGCCTTGATTGCCGTATCAACTTTGACCTCGAATTTAGCGAGAGCAACTTGATACTTTTCTTGATTTTCGGGGGTGTCTTCCTTAGGAGGATTGGGTTCCTTTAGACCCGAAACCGCAATAAAGCTCTCGCGGAAAACTTGCTCTTGATGATACAAAATCATCTCGATCAGTTTGCAGAACCCGTAAGTTAAGAAACTTTTGTTTTTCCGCAGAGCCGTGGCCTGAGCCCTGCCCATCAGACCTTTAATCTCCGTAGCCGTCGCACCAGCTGAGATAGAGATTTCGTCAACACCACCCAGAGCTGTGCGAATTTCTTCTCGCAGCAACAAAGCGTAACGATTCATGTCCCCGTTTACGGGGTCAGGCGTCATGTAGCCCACGCGGTCGTTGGGCTCGACGTTCGCGATGATACGCGGAACCTTCAAACCGCCAATACCAGAGCTAGCTCCGAACGGCTCGGATACACGCGTCGACGGAGTATCGCGACCAGCAAATCCGCTTTGGCTGCTGATGGTCGGACGGAAAGTACGATCAGAATCCGAAGCTTCGACCAGATCACTACGTGGACGGGAGCTGATCAGCGTGGGGTTGCCGAAGAACTCAATGTTCTTGGCGATATTTCGCATCATCTGATCATGAAGCACGATCTGCTCCATGAACGGTTCAAACTCGCCCTCGCCTTCTGTACCGCTGCTATTGGGTTTGTTTAGTACTTCTACCGCTGGGATAAACCCAAGATTGTTGGGGCGGCTGTTTCGAGGAGTGAGGATAGCGCCAGGTTCGAGTTCGAAGCTGAGTTCAGTATTGGCTTCAAATTCATTGATGTGGTCGTTCGTAATTGAGATACGAACAAACCTTTCGTTCATTCCGTAGCTGTCGGACGGAAGCCCAAGGTTGGAATTCCGTACTTTATAGCTATAGATGATTACAACTTCATCTATATTGCCGTTAATATCATGGTATACCCTATATTGATCTTTAGAGAAGAAATAAATTTGATATTTCAGCTTGGGATCCGGTCGGAAATAAAACAACCCGCAGCCGTCTAACAGAAAATTACGAATAATCGCCGGAAATCGAATATCTAACTTATTTAGATCAAGTAAATCTTGTATAAATTTAGTTCTTGCTCTGTAGGTGTCCTGCTCACAGTAAAAAAATAGACCTTTTTTAATCATAAGCAGCACCATTTGCTGCAAATGACTTAAAACCACCATGGTGGCTGATTGATGCGAACGATCTTGCGTCCGAGAAGCTTCGAGAATCTCGTTAAACCTCTGTCGAACGCCGAGCGTATCCGCCATGTCTAAGAATTACTCGTGGGAAGATTACAGCAGAACACTAGCAGCGACTCAGGCTCCAGTTTGAGCGGCAGCCTTTCGCTCTTGACGCTTGGTTTTCAGCTGAAATTTTAAAGCCTTCTCTTTAGCTTGAACAGCTTTGAGTTTATCCTTAATAGTCTTAGGCTTTTTCTCCGCAGCAGTAGGTGCGCTTGGAGTTTGCGTCGTTGTAGCGGTAGTTGAGGTTGCGGGAGTAGTGGTTGCAGGTGTTGAAGCAGTTGTTTCAGTAGTTGTCGAAGCTTGAGCGGGCGCTGTTTGATTCGCAGTGAATAAACTCTTAGGTAAGACAATAGGGTTGTAGGTAGTACGAGCCGGAGTGGAAGAAAAACCCTCCATAGGCGTGTTACGCGTAGCCCCTGGGGTAGTGGTGGTGCTATACCCCGCATAAACAGTACCTTTGCTCATCTGTAAATTTTGCAGAGGAGCTAACTTTTCTAAAGCGCGCGTTGTGCCTTTATCGACACCAGGCTGCCCTAAAGTAACGCCGAAGAAAGAGCGAGTATCGCCCAAATTCGGCCCCATCAGACCGCGATTAAACTTATTAACTAAACCAGAACCTAAAGCCACCCCTTTATCTTGGGCCTTAGCCATTACCTGAGCGACGGATTTGCCAGTAGACCGCGAAATTTTAGAAGCTTCTTTCCTCGTGAGACTTTCTCCCGCACTTTGAATAGCTTGACCGAGCAAAGCTTTAGCTTGGGATGTCACGGCAACAGATACTGCTTCACTCTCTCAAGTTTAAACAATTTTTCCGGCAAAAGATCATGCGGATAAGGAACTAAAACGTGATCCCCACGGCCAAGAGGATCCGTACCGCCAGCCGAAGCTTTATACGAGTCCAAATAAGCCAACATTTCAGGGCTATCCGCAGGCGCTACCGCATTAGGGATAACGTCGTAACAGTGAGAGAACGAAGTGACCTTACGTTTCATTCTTTCAGCGTCTCCCATCCAGCTGAAGTGCCAACCCGCATCGCAATTACCTACAACAATGTCGTTCGGGTTGGATCGGATTTGCGACGGAGTTTGAGTCAGGTGTTCGTGGAGCACAACTGTGCCGCAAGTCCAATTCGTAGGAGCTTCGGCAGGGTTCCCCTCCGGATTCAGCACGCGAAGATCAGCTCGCCCGTAAAACATCGGCATCGACAGGCGCACACACCGACTGGTATCCGCTTTAGCCAGCTCAACCGCCTCTAGCAAAGCTTCGGGTTTAGGGATCTCATCTACATCGCTGAAGAAGAAAACCGAATCGGGCGGAGTCATCCGCATTCCGACGCCCAAAGCATCCCGTTGGGCGTATTCCCGTGCCCACGGGTTGGCAATGTCCTCAGGCGTGGGCAGCTCGACGTGTAAAACTTGAATTTTTTCTTCAGGAAGCCCGAGTTCCCGAATAGTATCTACGCACGTAAAAGGTTTTGGGTCGCCTTTAAACGTACGGTTGCCGTCAGTGATAATAAAACCATCTACAACATCTTTAAGCATCTCGATACGCAGTTCGAGAAGCTCTTTTTCGTCAAAATACAGAAAACAATCGAAAAGCACGGCAGGTCTTAAGCTGCCAGCATATTAGCGCTTAACGGCGTAATTGATGCCTCCACCAGCGCGATACGCGGGTTCGCCGTTAGTCGGGCGCCGCTTGGCCTGAGCCTTAGATATCAAATCTTCTTTAACGTCTGTCACGTAGTCGTTGATGTCTGCTTGCTCGCCGCCAGGTGCGTTAACGGACGGAGGAACAGCACCAATAGTTAGGTTTGTGGAATAAGGATTGATGTCGGCATCATCCGAAGTTCGCTCCGTATCCCTCTCCTGTCTCACGGCAGCAGCATTCTGATCAGAGTAAGACCGACCAAAAAAATCAGCTGCACGAGAGTACGGATTCATAGCTAAGCCTTAGTCGCCCGCTTTTTAATATACTCGGAAGCACGGCGCCTCGCTTCTTTAGCTTTTTCCGTGTTTGGCACACGGGTGTTCACAGGTTTATCGCCATGAGTGGCCCGTTTTTTAGCCTCATCCGTAGCCCGTCTCTCAGAGGGAGACAACTCAGCCCACGCTCGACGCGGCAAATACCGCTCAGTTCGACCTTTTTCGCGAGCGAGGTCTGCCATCAGATGTATTGCGACAACTTGTTAACAGGAGCAACCGTGCCTTGAGACAGCTGAGCCGCTTTCAACAGCTCATCCTTGAGGGGTTCAATAATCCGACCTAACAAGGCGAGTCGTCGACTGTCGCTGCCTGTGATATCCGAAAAAAGCTCAGCTGAAGTTACATCGGATAAAGAATCGTCACGAAAACCTCGGCGTTCTCCTGTCAGGGCTGTGACGAGATCTTTAGTCGAGTAAGAGGAAGCCATCAGTCCGAGCCTTTTTCGTATTCTTCGCGAGTTTGCCAGTCTTCTTTAGACCAGCGACTCAGCCGATTTTCGGACGATTTTTTGCCGGCATACCGACCGCCCGCATCTTTATAGTACTTAGTCGCAAGCTGCATTGCGCGAGCACTATGTCCGCCAAGTTTTGCGCGAGCTTTTGCCTTAGCTTGAGCCCACTTGGCGGGATCTTTTTTCTTAGCTATGTCGGCCATTAGTACAGAAGTACAACTTCAGCTACGGTGGTCTGAGCACCGCTGATTGTGACAATAGACAAAGGAAGCAAATCGTTAGGTGTAACGCGTTTTAAGGTAACAGGAACACCTAGACCATCTGCAAACACAACTTGCAAATCGTGATTAGCCGTGCCGTCGTTTATGTAAACAGCACGACAAGCGGCAAAATTATGGGAACGACCACTGATTGTAAGTGGGTGGCCACTAGCATAAGGTAAAGACGCAGTTTGCGGGTAGTAACTGCCTAAAGCTCGAACATCCATACAACACAAATGGCTCAGAGTAGTTTAGCAACTAACATTTAAACATTCACAATCAGACATAAATGCGTATAAATGCTCACTAAAATAGAACAAATACCCCCTGAACAGTTCCGCTAATAAGTGCCGTACAAGAGAGAGGAATTAACGTGTTTCCTTCTAAATTTATGGCAGTAGATGTTTGCCCAGGAGCATCCGATAACTGAACACTAAGTGTATCTTTAGCGGAGGACGCTTTAGCTTCGATAAAAATAGCTCGACATGCTGGAAAATTTATACGTCCTTGCACAGGAGTCCAGCCAAAACCACTGCCGTAAGGCAGGGCAGCTGTCTGTCCATAAACCGAACCAAACGCGCGAACATCCATACGAACTCAAGTGCTTAAGACAGCTTAGAGGATTTAATTGTTTCTTCTATCAAACGATCCAAATACCACGCACATTTCTGCAGGTCTTGAACTCCGTTTTTGTGTTCTGTGCGCCACAGGTATTTAAAGCAGGCTCCTCTGCAGTACGCTCTAAAACCTTCAACACCTAAAGCAGCTCGCAGAGCATCAATACACTCAATATCGCCTTGCGTATAGTGAGCAGGGTGATGTACAGCTTCGTCTTCAGTTAGGATCGAACCAAAAAATCGTTCCATTGTGCGATTCAATGAACTTGCGCAGTCTATATGCGTCAGCTCGACTGACCGTTTGAAAATTTGTTTTTCCTGAAAGAAGATATCCGACTGTTACGTAA